CCAGCACGGACGGCAGTTCGTTCAGTTCGGAGTTGGCGACGGTGGCGTACAGGCGCTCGATGTCGGCAGGAGTGGTGCCAGGCACGCTGGTCAGAACCTGCTCGGCGTAGTCCATGTTGCGGATTTCAGCGAAGGCTGGAACCTTGGCCAAGATCACGGCTTCCTTGGCGATCGCGTCCTTCTTCTGCTGCACCCAGGAATCGAACGCAGCGCGGTCATCGGCCAGGCCAGTGAGGATTTCGCCAGACAGGTCAGGGCGGCTGCGCAGAGCGAAGGCCACGTCCTGCATCCATGCCTCGCGGGCATCGCCCAACCACTTGCTCAGCGTCTTGTCCTTGACCGCATCGGCCAGGGTGTAGTTGTTGAACAACAGGGCTGGGAAGGCGTCGTCAGCGTTGTCCGCGGCGACGGTCTGCTCCGTGACTTTGCGGCGTGAACGCAGTTCGCCACGCTTGGCAAACACGTTCTCGTGCAGCGCCAGCTCCTCGGCCGTGAAGCGAGCACGGGAGCCAGGGTTCACCGACATGACCTTGTCCATGCTGGTGAGCCATTCCATGCGGGTGGCGGTGGAGTGGCCAGCTTCCTCGAGGTGCTTGGCCAGAGGCTTGCGCACAGCCAGTTGGCTGCTCACATCCAGTACGCCGCGAGGGATGTCGAGGCGGAACGAACGGAACGCAGCCGTCACGTCTTGGAAGCTGAAGTCACCGTCGCGCAGGCCCTGGTCGATGTAGCCGTTCAGGTCACTGGCCGACAGCAGCTTGTTGCGGTAGTCAGACACGAAGCCCATCGCCACGCGCAGGCCGTCGAACATGTCGCTCTGGGCATCAGCCACAGGCAGCTCGATGCGCTCAGCCTCTTCAACAGCTCGAGTCTCGCGGAAGGAGATCGCGCTGTAGTAGTCGTTGAACACCTTGCGTGCGTCCGCTTCGGGCATGCCGCCAGAGATTGCCGAACGTGCGGCAGTCATCAGGCGGTCAGCCACACGGCTCATCGACTGCTTGAACAGGCGGGCCTTGGCGGAGATCGAGTTCTCGCGGACCTTGGTCAGCTCCTCTGTCAGCAGGCGACGTGCGGCCAGCAGCTCTTGGCGTGAGCTCGGCTTGTCCGCCACGAAGCCATCGGCGAACCGGTCGTAGGCGTTCATGTCGTAGATGCCCCACAGGCCGGGAGCCTCGTCGTCATCGTTGATCGCGGTGAACGTCTTGCCGTCTACCTCGATCTTGTCCAGCGCCTTGATCTTCGACTCGATGTCGGCGATCTGCTGCTCCAGGCCCACGATGGTGTCCTGGAAGAACTTGATGCTGCTGGCACCCTTGATGATGCCGTCCATGCGCTCGCGCAGCCGGGTCATCGAAGGCGTGTCTGTGGATGGGCGAGGACCGAACGACAGTCGCAACTGGCCGCGAGGCTGGGTCGTCTGCTCGGTCTTGACTTCGGGTTTACCCTTAGTCTTCGGAGCGCTGACGAAAGTCATGCCTTCTTGGTCATCGGTCACCGGGGTCTCGTCCGTGCGAGCCACCTGTACGGCGTTGGGGTTGGTGACGAGCTGGCCACTGCGGTTCACGTAGTCGCCATAGCGCTTGCGCTCATCGACGCGGACAGTGCGGCCGTCATCCGTGGTCACGGTCTGCTGGCGATCAGCGGGCGCAGGAGCGGCTTTCGCTGCTGGCGCAGGGGTTGGTGCCGCCGCTGCCTTTTGAGGGGCTGGAGCGGCCGTCTGGGCAGGCTGCGTGGCCATGCGTTGCAGCTCGGTGAACGAGCCGAAGCCCTTGGCGTACAGACCAGCCTCTTTGAACGTGCGTGCTGCCGCTGGCAGGTTGCCTTCGCGCAGCAGATTGACCACCCGCTCGAGCGCCTTCGCGTCGTCTGCTGGCTTGGACGGCATCTCGTCCATGTCAGAGACTTGGGGTGGAAGTGAGGGTTTACCCTTACCTTGAGCGGCTTGCTGGATGCCTTGGCTTGCAAAGCTGGCCATCATGTCGCGCACCTTCTCGAACTGCGCGATCTCCTTGCCGATCTGCTGACGGCTGCTCTGAGCGTTGGCTCGGAAGCTGGAGATGATGGTGTCCATCACTTGCAGGATGCGATCCAGCACGGATGGGTTGCGCTGGCCGAGCTGCTGCCAGAACTTCTTGTCCGTAAACATCGTGCCCATGACGTCGGCAGCGATCTCGCTGTCGGTCTTGTTGGCCTGGCCCTTGCCCTCGTAGAACTGCTTGTAGCGAGCCTGCGCTGCGCTGCTCAGGTAGGACTTGATCTCGAGCGCGAGCTGCTGCGCCTGGATGGGGAAGCGCCGCTCCAGGTCGTGGAACACTTCGTGGCCCAGCACGAACAGGCTGGCGTTGTCGGCTGCGGTCAGGTTCAGCAGCACGGTGCCACGGCCGTTGGAGTTGGCCATGTAGCGACCCGACTTCTTGCGGATCGCAGGGTTCTTGCCGGTGTAGTTGTAGGCGACGACGTTGACGCCGAACAGGTTGCCGATGCGGTTGAAGTAGGTCGGTGCCTTGGTCTGCTGGAAGTTCTCCAGGGGCTCGCCGAACTCGACAGACATCGTCTTCGACAGGTTCTCGAACGTGCCTTCGCGGCCGGTGACCACGCTCGTTGGCGCTTCGCTGCTCAGGATTTCGCTGGCCTCTTGCGCCGTGAAACCGATCTCGAGCATCTCCTTGGTGGCGTTGTTTATCGCCGACTGACGAACCGCTGGGTTGGTCAGGCCGTTGATCTCTGAGCCGCGGCGAGCGAACTCGGCCTCGTATCCGCCACGGTTCTTGTCGGTCAAGGGGACCACAGTGCCGTCAGGCGTGGTCAGCTTACTGACGTCAACAGAAGAGCCCTCTGCGCCGCTCGCGGCTTGATCAAGGCCGGAGCCTGTCTTGCGCACACCCAGGCCCTGGGCCACGGCGCTTGCCTCGAACTGGTCCGCTGGGTCCAGCTCCTCGCGGCTCTCATCGGCGACGGGGTTGGCCTGCACCTCAGCGGCGGGGGCTGGGGCGGCAGGCTTGCGGACCTGCATGTTGGCGGCAGCCTCGTTGGCTTTGATCTGGTCGGCTTCCTGCTCGGTCTGAGCTGCGTAGTCGGCGCTCTCCCACATCTCGTCCCAAGTCTGGAACAGGCCTTCCTTGGGGGATGGCACCTTGTAGGTTCCAGCAGGCGGCTTGCCGTTGGCGTACATGTCCATCGACGACTGGAGGTCGGTCATGAAAGCCTGCGCCGTGTCGTTGGCCAGCTCGCGACGGGTGTCTTCCATCAGCTTGGCGTCAGCCAGAGCTTCCTGCACCTGGTCGCCGACCTCAGAACGGGCAATGGCGCGGCTGATGAGCTCACGCTCCTCGTCGGTCTTGGCGTCCTGAGACATCACGGCCAGCAAGGCGGGCTTGGCCTGGAGGGTTTGGTTCACCTCCATCCAGCTCATAGGCGGCAGCTCAGTGCCAGCCATGCGGTCGTCCGGCGCGTCACCCGAGGGTTTACCCTGAGATGGGGGCTTGTTGATGATGTCGCCGCCGACGTCACCAGCGCCGCTCTCGGCGGTGTTGCCACGGTAGGTGATGCCCTTGACGATGCCTCCAGACAGGCCACCGATCAGAGCTTCCTCTGACACGCCCTTGCCGGTGGGCTCATAGCCCATTACGTTGGTCAGCACCTTCTGGCTGCCTTCTTGACCACCTTCGGCCAGGACAGACTTGCCAGCCTGGACAATGCGGCCACCCTTGTCGGCGAAGAAGCCGAGCTTGTTGGTGATGAAGGTCAGCGGCAGGTTGTAGGCGATCGCCTTATAGCCCTGACGCTCAGCCACGGTCTCGTTGCCGGTGTTCTTGAGTGCGCCCTCGAAGGCTTCCTGGCCAATCGAGGGGGCTTCCATTGCTGCGGCAGCGCCAGCGCCAACGATCCGGGCCAGGCCTGCGCCAGCACCCAGAGCACCAGCGCCAGCACCGACAGCCATGCCGCCAGCGATCATGGGCAGCGTAGAGGCCACGCCACCGACAACCTTCTGGAGCAGGTCTTGGTCTTCAGGGGTGAGCGCCGCAGCATCGACCTGAGCCTTCTGGCCCAGTTCCTCGATCGTCTTGATGCCGGTCTGACGGCCGACGTACTCAGCCGTTGCGCCAACCATGCTGGCCAGGCCAGCGGCAGCGGAGTCAAACGTCTTCATCCCGTAGCCACGGGACTTGTCGTCGGTGCCCAGCTCTGCGCGGCGGGCGGTGATCTCGGCCTGCTTGGCCTTCTCGTCAGCCTTTACGCGCTCGATGCCGGTGGCGTCGATCTCGTTCGGGTTCGCGGTGTTCGTGCCGAACAAGCGGGTGATGGCACTGTCCACCTTGTCGAAGGTGGTCTCAGGCTTCTTGGTCGGGGTGACCATTTCCTGGACTTCCTGCCTTGCCGCGTCATCGGGCTTGTAGAACAGGTTGTCCATGTTGACACCAGCGCCAGGCCCCTTGAGGCCGCGTGTCGGCGGTGGATTGTCGAACAGCTTAGAGAGGTCCACCGACGACATAGAGATTCCTTATTTCTTCTGGGGAGCGAACAGTCCAGATGTGATGGGCACAACCACACGTACGCCGTTGTATTCGACGCCGCGCAGGCCGGATTGCTTGTCGTCCTTGACGAGAGCTCGCCCAGCTTTGTGGGCTTCCATGACGTCAATAAACTGCGGGCCAGTCACGCGTGAACCAAGCACATCGTAAGTGGTGTCGAAGGCAACGCGACCGGCTGATCGAGCCGAGTTCAAAGCGACTCGCTCCTCGGGCGTCATCGGGATGCCAGAGTTGCGGTTGGACGCGCCCAAGGCGTTGTCGATGTCCTTCTCGAAGTCGTTGTAAGCCTGGACCTTCATCTGATCCTTACGGTAGTCGTCACGACCTTCCTTCGAGATGCGGGCAGACTGAAGGCCGTAGCTGCCAGTCAATTTGGTGCGCTCGAGTGCTGCGGCGTTGTCATCTTTGTTGAGGTCGCGCTTGAGGTCACGGTTCTTGGTGTTCTCACCGGACTCGAACTCGCGCCCTGTCGCCAGCTCGCGCTCACGGATCAAGCTCTTGGCGGCATCAGCCGGGTTCAGTGCGCCCAGCAGGTACTGATTGGCCAGGACATCACGCTTGACGTCATGGGTCTTGATGGTGCCGTCCTTGTCCTTGTACGACAGGGTGAAGGTGTCGGTTTCAGGGTTGAACGCGCCACCTTCCAGGGTTCGGCCGTCCCGGTACATCTTGTTGTACGGGTTCTTGAGCAGGTCGACGCCAGATGGATCGCCGGTCTGCACCAGTTGGGCAGCACGCATGGTCGTCTGGGCGTATCGCTCTTGCTCCATCGCCTTCAGGGTCTGGCGCACCTCAAGGGGGCTCTTGCCAGCCAGCATGGCCTGCTGCTCGAGCAGAGGCTGGATGCGCTGGTAGTGCATGCCTGACGCCTGATCGCTCGCAGGATCGTACTGAGCGCCTTCGCCCGGGGCGTATGACCCCTGGCCAGACTGCCAGTCCTTTGTCTCTTGAAAGAGCTGGGTTTGCAGCTCCTTCATTTGGGTCTCGCGGTTGACGCGGAGCTGCTGCTCCTGCTTTTGCATGTCCATCAAACCACGACGAGTGTCGGCGTCCTCCAGATCGGAGCGCAGACGAAGACCTTTTGCAACGCCATCGGCGAAGCCACCAAATGCAGCACCAAGCGCCATGACTTAACTCCTTAATCCGCGAGCCTGCTGATTCTTCAGGCCCTCTTTGTTCATCTTCTCGAGCTTCGACAAGCCGTACTTCTTGACCGCGCCCTCGTTCAAAACGAATTCGCCGTGCGAAAGCATTGCTGGCACCTTGTCGTCGCGAGGACCACCTGGTCCTACGACCTTGCCGCCGTCAGCCTTGAACATGCCAAAGCCCTTGGTGCCGCCGAAGGCCATGCCAGCAGCGCTGAACAAGCCGCCGACAGCAGCCTGATCCGCCTGGTAGCCCTGCATCTCTGCGCCGAATTTGCCGAGGTACAGGTTGCCAGCAGACTGGTTGCCCTGGATCGCGGTGTTGAAGCCGGAGCCCATCGTTGCAGCGTTCTGATTGACGGAGGCCATCCCTTGTGCCGAGATGCCGCCTGCCTGACTACCGGCCGAGTTGGCGTTGCTGTAGTACGTGGCAGCGGTGTTGGGCATGTTGCGGCCGAAGTTGGCAGCGCCAGCACGCAGAGCGACAGCCTTGTCACGGGTCTCGAAGTCCGCCTGGTTCTGGGACGAGGCGTTGGCCAATGCCTGATTGCTGGTCAGGGATGCGTTGGCCCTGGCGAATGCGCCTGAGTTCGGGTTGACGCCGTAAGCTGACAGCGACCGGGACTGCTGGTCTCTGGCATTTGAGAAGGCGTTGTTGACGCTGGCGCTGGCAATGCCTCGACGCTGAGCGATGTTCGCATCAGAGTCATAGCCCATCGCCTCTTCCACCATCTTCTTCTCGACGGGCTGGAAGGTGCTCTTGTAGTAGGCGTTCTGGTCGTCAGCGAACTGCTGCTGCTGCTTCATCGAAGAGCGCATGTCGCCAATCAACCCCTCGCGCAACGCCTGGTCCTTAAGCTGCATCGGCTTGATGTCAGACTCATAGACAGACTTGTAGAAGTCGAGCGACTCCTTGGCGATCGCAGCCTGCGCTGCCGCGGCTGCCCCAATTGCCGGGTCTGGACTTGGTGCGTCTTTACACATTGTTCACTCCTGGAATACTTTGACGTACTTGTTGGCCACATGCTTGTAGCCGCAGTACTCGTTGAGCTTGTGTACTTTGTTCAGTACCTTGCTGTCGGTGCGCACTTCTCGCACCCCGATTGTTTTGAGGCAGTCCTCCATGAACTGCCAAAACCGGAGGGCGGCAAATCCTTTCCTGAACTCAGGAAGGACGTAGTACGTGTCCTCGGTCGCGTAAAGAGTGCCGGTGTGCAGGCTGGTGTCGACGTACATGCGAATGTTGCCGACAAGCCGACCGGACTCTGCGTCCCTGCAAGTGAACTGAATCAGCCGACCAGCCTTCTCGTAGGCCATCAGCTTTTCGTAGTCCATGTTCAGACCAAAGCCCAAGCGGTGCTTCTCGGTTTCCTGAAAGTGGGCCTCGTGCAGAGGGTGAATCTCGTCGATGATCTGCGAGAGACGCTCCGCTTGAAACACCATGCCCTTGTATTCCTTGACGCCGAACTTGGTTGGCTCATGGGAATGATCGAGCTGCATGAACGCCTCTTTCTCGATCTGGGCGGCAACCTCTGGCGTCAACACCTGACCCAACTGGCGGGCCATGGCGTATCGAAATTGCTGGAGGTTGGTCATGGGGGCTTATTTTATTTGGGAGGTTCTCTTCGCAACCTCACCACAGGACCTTGCGAGCCCAATAGTTGGCGCTGAACGGGTCGTCCTTGGTGAGCTTGCCGCCCTTACCTTTAATCCCTGCTGACCGGGCCAGGTAGTTCTTGCGGCGCTCAGGGTCCTTGTGCTGGGTGAAATCCTGCATGCCGCGCAGGCCAAAGCGCACGAGCTTGACCTCGTCACCCTTCTTGGCCAGCACCATCTTCTTTTGCTTGGCACCCTTGGGTGCGTCGATGGGCTTGTTGAAGCCCGGGAACTCATGCCCCCGGTAGTTGATCTTGCCGTCCAGGCGCTTGATTCCCGCTGCTTTCATGGCTCAGTCCAATCTGGTGATGATCTTGTTCACGGCCGCGATTACGTCAGCCAGGGTCGCCGTGGCGGGTAGCGGCGCGAGATCGGGCATATTCCGGGACTGCCCGGTCAGCTCGTCGACGTTCTGCTTGAGCGCAGCCAGGACGCGGTTGAGGCTTGGGTCCTGGGTGTTGGGGGTGGGTACGCCTGCCTTGCTCATCAGGACGCTCCGGCCAGCTCGCGCAAGCTTTCGGCAATCGTGACCGAGTAGGTGGGCGATGACGCGTTGACGCCAACGCTGACAACCTCGGTCCGGTATCCGGCGGGAAGTCGGAACGGCTTGACGGAATCCACCTCCTTGGTGAACACCGCTGTCTTGCCCTTGTAAAGAGTGAACTGAACCCTTCGCTGGCCAGCGTCAATCACGGGGATGATGTGCGAGCCGCATGCCTCGAGGGCCAAGATTTCATCTCCGCAGATGTACCCGCCAACAGCATCGACATCCAGCATCAAAGCCTCGTTGGCGGCAATCTGCCCTGTGTCCAGTGGGCGAGACTCAGCAAAGTCGGCATGCACCTGAGCGGCAGCGAAGTTGATGGGCCGACCAAGCTGCACATCCACCGATTGCCAGTCGGACTCATAGAAGTAGCCTTCGTTGGCGTCCCAGGCGTAGACCTTGTCGTTCTTGACGATGTAGAGACGGCCGTCGTACTCGTTGCGGTACATGGCGTCAGCCGACTCATCGACCTCGACAACGCTGTCGCGATCATTGAGATTGAAGACCAGGATGCGCGATTCTTCGCCGATGAGGTATCGCCCGTAGTACTGGCCGTCGTAGAACTCGCCGATCATGGTCGACGGGTTGAGCTGGGACCACTCCTCAATTCGATACAAGTTGGTCGTCACCTTCTGCACCGAGCCGGGGCCAGCAATCCACAAGCCATCGAAGCTGGGGTAGATGCAGCCGCCGCCGATATTGGCCACGCCGCGCTTGCTCACGCATGGGGCGTAGGTCTCCATCACGGCCGGGCTCATGCCAGACGGGTCTGAGCCGCTGAACAGGATGGGTGATGCTTCTGTCAGCACGATCACGGAACTGCCCGCTGGGACCAAAGCAACGCCGCGGCCAGAGAAGCTGTATCGGTTCTGGTCTGGCCAGGCGTATGGCTTGCTGGGCTCGCTAAAACACAGCTCGTTGGCAGAAAGACCAACCAGACAGCCGTTGGGTAGCGAGATCAGGCACGTCAGGTCCTTGGGCGGGGTATAGAACCCCTCAGTCGGCAAGGACTCGCCAAGGCTCTCCGCTGTTACGGCATCCGCGTATGAGGTGGTGGACACGGAAACCTCGGCCACAAACAGGAAGTCCGCAACCGTGCCAGCGCTGCGGTAGATGCGCTTGGTCATACCGCTTGTGTTGTGCGGAGCGTTCTTCGACCAGGTGCCGCCGCTCGTGTAGGTCTGCGCGGTGACCAGATCAACAACGATGCGCACGTTCGCCGCGTCGATCGAGGTAATGCGGTGAGACCCGTTCAGGTCTGTCATGCCGCTTACCCCAGAGATTGTTACGGTGTCGCCAACCTCGAGGCCAAAGACAGAGTCCAGCGTCACGCGCACCTGTGTGTTCGTGGGGGCAATCGAAGTCGCGGCCGACACGGTGCCGGAGTTTGGCGGCGCTGTCTGAAGCCCGCTCACTGTCCATGTTCCGTTGATGTAGCCAGTAACCAAGTCGGACGCCGGGCTTGGGGCGGACTCTTCACCCAAGGGGGTGACATACGTGTAGACGTAGGTGCGAGCCTCTTGCGAACCAGAGCCCCCGGCTGCCGCGACTGTAGCCTTGGCAGTCGGCGCGAACACGCCAAGAGCGAACCAGCCAGAAGGGTAGGAGGCCCCAGACAGCAGCGCCGCAGTCACGGTGGTCATGCGGGGCTCGAAATCCTCAGACGTAAAGTAGGCGCGAGCCAGCGGGTCGTTGGCGATTGGGGACAGCACGGCGTCCACATCAGACTGCCAGGCAAACCACTGCTCGGTGTACGACTTCCCGGTCCATGCGCGGTAGCGGAAGATCGACTTGATCGCCGTCATCGTGGAGGTGAGCTCCAGGCCCAGGCCGCGCAGCGGGTCCAGGCGACCGGACGTGATCTTGCAGTTCATCGCACGCTTGGCGCGGTTGGGCTCGAGCAGACGCTCGCTCACGCGAGGAACCTGCCCGCGGAATGCTTTGATGGTGATTGCGGCCATGGCTTGTATCCCTGTGTTTCCCTGGGGATTATCCGTGGGAGGCCGACAAAACCTGCATCGCGTGCTGGGTGTGCTTGATGCGGTCAGCCAGCCCAATCTCGCCGCCGTTGATGCGCTTGGTCAGGGCCTTCCAGTCACCCGACTCGGCGATCTGATTGCACTTGTGAGTGGACCAGAACCAGCCAGCACTCTGAGCGGCGTACTCAGGCGTGCGCACCAGGTCGGGCTTCATCACGAAGTCCTCGCCCATGGCTTTGCCGAAGTGGTAGAAGTTGTCGTGCCCGGTGAGCTGCACCCAGCCGGAGCCGCGAAAGCGCCAGCCGTCGTCGGAAGCCTCGTCACGGTTGCCCATGCGGTTGGCGTAGACCTTGTTGGCGATCTTGCGAGGGTTGCGGTGGTAGGGCTGTGCGACCTCGATGGTCGGGAAGCGCTTGGGCCAAATCTTCATCAGGCGGTCAGCGGCGTAGTTGAGGTTTTCCTCGAGCACGCGGAAGTTCCCCGACTCATGCCCGCACTGACCAATGAACGCAGCCTGCTGGCGCAGGGTTTGGATTCCCCAGCGGTCAAAGGTGGCGTTGAACGCGTTGACCAGCTCAGGATTGATGTGCAGCTTCTGAAGCTGTTCAGCGGTTACTGCCATTGATCTGGTCCCTTACTTGGTTGTACGCGTCGATGCAGGCGTTGAGCTGGTTGATGGCTCGGTCGCCTTCTGCGACGACTGCTGCGATGGCTGCGAGGGTGTCGCGCTCGGCATCAGAAGCTGTGTCAGCCTGTCGGTCAGGTTCGGCTCGCGCTTCTTGGCGATCTCCGCTGGCAGGGGTGGGACCTGCGGGGGCTTGTACGCAACTTGGGGCGGGGAGGCGCACCCGGCCAGAACGGATAGCGCGATCAAGAGCAGACTGTTTTTCATCGAGAGCATTGTTGGCCTCCTGTAGCTTGGTGGTGTTGGCGTTGAGCTGCTCAGCCATGCGCTGCTCAGTCGCTCGGGACTCTTCGTTCTTCTTGGCGATCTCGGCCTGCATCTCGCCATCACGCTTGTTCCAGCCGCTGCTGAACCCGTAGCGGTAGATGCCGAAGATGACCAGCAGGGTGATCAGGACCGCAATACCCAGGCGTTGAATGCTCATGACTCACTCCTTGCTGCTGAACGCTCGAGCGCGATCTCTTCCGCTTCAGGCGGGACGTGGTCGGCCGGGGTCGTGGGCGGTGGTGGCGGTGTCCAGCTTTCGTCTAGGGCCGCGTTCTGAAAGCCCATCCAGTTCCAGTCATTTGGTGCTGGATGGGCCGGTGGCTTTGGGGGCTCTACTCCTTGCGCTGCGGGGGCAGCGGGAGGGGTTGGCGGGGTAGGTGCCAAGGACTTGGCAATAGCGCCCGTAGCGCGCTTCGACATGACACCACCGATGCCGCCGACGATCAGCAGCACGATGTCGTTGAGCATCTTGGTGTACGCCATGTCGATGGGCGCCATCGACTTGATCGGCTGGACCACGAAGGTCACCGAGTAGAGCATCGCCACGACGATGAAACACAGGATCAGCGTGACGGTGATGACGACGAAGCCCCAGATGCGGACTTCAATGTCATCAGCGGTTAGGTGCTGCTTCGGGTGTGGTTTGAGCAGGTTGAGCATTGATCTGGTCTTTCAGGATGGGTGCTACGAGGTACTCTGGGCACATCTGGGTGAACAGGCATTTGGGCTTCTGGCACTCAGGCTTGGCAAAGTTGTCGGGGTTCTGGCACGGGTAGCGGTAGCGGTCTTCACACGCGGCCAGCGCCAGCACAGCGAGGAGTAGGGCAACGCGCTTCATCACTTGCCCGACAATGGGTTCGAGGTGGCTCGCTTGAGCACGTTCATCTCGGCACGCAGGGCGGACGCCGTGCTGTCGAGGTCCTGCTTGAGAGCGGTCAGCCTGGTCTGCACCTCGCGGCCCTGACTCTCGATCGAAGACTTCACTTCGCGGCCAGTCGCCGCTGCTTCAGAAGCCGCACCTTGAGCCACTGCACGGGTTTCTCGTGCCAGCGCGATTGCATCGGACGATTTCTCAGCAATACGTACAGCCTGTTCTGCGATAACAAGCTGGCGCTCTTTGAGGGCTTTAACCTCGATCTCGAAAGCCTGAATCTTTTCGCGGAACTCGGTGTCGTCATAAGGCTTGAACTTGTCTACGGCTTCGATGGTCTTTTCCATCTTTCCCCAGAACTTAATCCCCGAATACGCCGCTCCCCCGATAATCGGCAGGAAGGTCACGATCAAGCCAAGAATCATCTGACTGGATAAGTTCAATGAGTAAGTCTTGTTGTCGTCTGTAGGCATCTGGCAGCTCCTGTTTCAATACAAATTGTTCAACGATGCTTGTCTGCTTCGGCATCGCGCCGATCAGCGTCAGCCTTTGCGCCAGCGCTGCGGCCTTCGCACCACTTGTCACAGAAGGCTGCGGAGCAGAGCTCGCCGTCGAGGGGGCAGCGGAAGCGCCCGAGGAAGTTGGGGGAGGGGGCGAGGACCCTTCCGTCACGCCGCCAGATTCCGGTGTCGTCATCAGCACAGGAGCCGAAATCACAGTTGCAGGAGCGCTTTGGATTGCGGGGGCAGACATGGGACTCAGCGGGCTGCTGGGGTTCAGTGGACTGACCGGGCTTGTTGGGTTGGTCGGGTTGCTCAGTGACTTGACGCAGGTGTTTGACGAGGTCAGCCAATCGCCCCACACAGGCTGCCCATATGGATTGGGACACATGCTGCTGCGCGTCTGCGTGATGCTGCCGACGAACCCCGTTGGGCACGTCAGAGCCTGGGATTGGGTGCTCACTTGGCATGTTGGCGGCAGTGGTTTGCATGTGTCAGATACCTTGAACCAGCCGCTGTCAGTGGCTGTGCCGCCGATGCAGTTGCTCTCCCGCTTCCAGGTTTCAGTGCCTGAGAAGTTGATGGGGCAAGGGCGCTGCTCAGTGACTGCGGAGTAGGTGCAAGCCGGGGCTGGGGGCACGTAGTTCGTGCAATAGGCTTGCTGCCACGCGGCGCTGTACGCCCCTGGGGCGCAGGCCCAGCAGGTTGTGTTGGCGTAGCAATTGCCCGTGATGGGGTTGCGTTGGTCTGTGCAGTAGCACGATTGAGCCAGCGCATTACTTGTCCCCAGCAGGAGCGACAGCCAGATCAGGAACCTTGCCATAGAGCTTCTTGAACCTTTCGGGATGCAGCTTGATCCACGCCTCGCGAGCGGCGTCACCGATCGAGCCGCCGATGGGGCAAGGCGAGCCGCTCATTTCCATGGCTTCCCACACGCGGATGTCCGCGCACAGAATTGCGACCGCACCTACCTTGAGGCCCTGGTTTGAAAGCTCTCGAGCAAGCTTGATGCGCTCGCAGTTGGCGTCTGTGACCGTGGCCCCGCCAGCGATGCCGATGACGGTGCTGCTGATCGCGCCAGAAACGGGGACAGCGCACACGTCGCTGCCCATCGCGGTGACAGAAGGGGCCATGGCCGTTGGTGGCGGCTGGCCCTTGTAGTTGATGGTGGTGTCTTGAGCGAATACCGCAGCAGGAGCCAGTAAAGCGAAAAGAAAGTACTTCATACGACTACCTGACTATTGCCACCCCCACGACGATGAATGCGGTGAGCACGATCGCCGCAACCGCCACCGCCGTCCAATGCGCTATCTCCTCGAGTTCCTTCTTGCGCATCTGGTCGGCACGCCTTGCAGCCTCTTTGGCCTCACGACGACCACGGGCAGCCTCGGCCTGGAACTTGACCCAGTCCTCCCACATGCCCGGTCGGCCTGCGTAGACCATTGACTCGCGCAGAAGCTCTTCCTGCTGACGCATTTGCTCGAGCGCCATGAACTCTTCGATGTCAGACCTGCCCTCGAGGGGTCTGCCGCCAGCCTTTTTGGTGGCTCGCTCTTGAATCTTTGCTTTGCTGTCGAAGTACTCGACAAGCTTTCCCCCGGCGCTGAATAACTCGCCACCGTTTGCGACGGTTGCCTTGATGACTGCGAAGGCTGCGTTCGCTGCGGCGAGTTCTGCAATCATGACGCGGCCTACTTTGTGTGGTTGTTCTGCCAGAGGGCCAAGATGCCGCCAGCAAGGGCGGTGACCCACAGGATTGGCTTGGCGATCTTGCCAAGGGTCTCGAGAACCACGAACGCGCCAGATGCTGCGTCGAACGCCTTGACGACGTCCTCGGTGTTCTTCTCGACCTTGTCGACCTTGAGCTCTACGGCAAGCAGCCGGTCGTAGATTTCACGGTGGGATACTTCAACTTCAGACACAGCAAAACCTTTCAACTACATTGAAACGGGGATTCCGCTCCCGACGCGCTCTTGACACTTACCGCATTCGCCGCAAGGCTCAACATGAATGCACGAATGGACCAGGTGACGAAGGTGTTGAGGGATCAATTCCCAGCATTCAGCCTTTGAAAGATGACTTACCGGCCAAAGCAAAGAAACATCAGGATGAGCGACCTTCCAGGAATCCTCGATTCGGTCATGCTCGGCAGCCATGCTTGGCTTTATGTCGTCCCTGTTGCGACCCCACCATACCTCAGTGAATTCTTTGAAGGTCGATACCCAAAGTGACGCCATACGGGAAAGCGCCCACATTTGTGTTGGGCGGACACCTGCGGGCAGCTTGAACGAAGCAATCTCCACAGACAGACCGTAATGCGCGGCAAGCCTCAGAGCCTTTTCGCGCACGAAGAAAACAACGTCAGGCCCGTGAAACGGCTCGACCATGAGCAGCGTGTCCCCCTTGGTTGCAAGAGAGAGAAGCGCCGCGCTTTCAACGCCGCCACTGAACAAGATCACGCGGCTCATTGGGGGAGAACGATGTTGGCGACTTCTTCAATGCTGGAGGCGCTCGAGACCATGCCGCTATACAACTTTTCCATCTGATAGCAGCTCTGCACATGCCCGAAGACGGCCTTAGACATGGCGGTGACCATCTCGGCGCTGAGCGAAATCCACTGACCGTCTGCCGCCCTCCAGTCGAGCGAAGCGGCAAAGCCATCCTTCAGGCCAGCCAGTGCGCCGATGATCTTTTGCTGGGAGTCGCGGTCTGTTGCAATGGTCACACCGCTGAAAGTGATGCCGCCGATCTCACGCGCATAACGCCATGCCGCAATCTCGCGCAGCTTGTTGGCGCGAGCGCCCTCGATGGTTTGTGTTGCTTCGTCTTGTACGTGTGCTTCGATGGCCTGAGACCATGAGCCTTTGTACCCAACTTGAGGCGGAACAACGACAAGTTCTCTCTCGGCCCAGAGCTCCGTTGGGGCAAACATGGCGATCACTTGATCTAGGCTTTCGCCTTGGTACGGTAGTCGAGCGCCGACGTGCATCGTCTGTTTGCCGGGTGATGCGTAAACGACTTCCATGCAGCGAGCGGCTTCATCAACGCTCACAATTTCATATGTGTATTCAATGCTCATGCGATTGCTCCTAAACGAGTTCCTGTTGCTGCCCAAGACACGTTGCCGTTACCGGAAACTGCGTAGCCAGCACCAGCACCAGCGCCAGCGCCGCCAAGGCCAGCGCCACCAGACGCCCCTGATGCGCCCCAGCCGCCGCCAGCCCCGCCCAGGCCCGCGCTGCCCGACCTTGTGCCTCCGCCACCATTTGCCGACACTGTTCCGGTGCCGCCTGAGCCGCCATTGACGATGCTGCCATTACCGCCGCTAGCTGTTCCGCCAGCGCCGCCTGACGAGTTTGCAGCAGCAGAAGATCGTCCTCCCCCGCCGCCACCGCCTCCAAATGCGTTTGTGTAATTGGTGTCACCGGACGTGCCAGCCTCCCAGTGGCCGCCGCCGCCACCACCACCACCACCGCCGCCTGCGATGGTCCCGTTGTTAGTAATGGTGATGGCCGTGGAGACAGATAGAGCGCCGCCACCAGCGGTTCCGGCGGCACCTGGAGATGCTGTGCCTGGATATGTTGTGTCGGCAACCACTGTTGGTGTGCTTGCGTTGCCGCCTTTTCCGCCGTTACCGCCCCTGCCAACGATGAAGCCATTGTTGATAAGTTGGACGCCGCCAGGGAAAGAGCCGCTTACGGTTAACGCCGGTGTATTTGTCGCGTTGCTGCTGATGTACACGCCAGAGGCAACAGTGGCAACCACCCTCGTCGACTGATTCCAGCCAGCGTTCACGGCCAGCGTTCGCAGGTTTGCGTTGGTTTGACTGGCCGAGATCGTGAACGCGAATACGTTGGATTTCCCGTAGCCCTGAGACATCGAGATCGCGCCTGACGCTACGCCAAACAAGCTTCGGGTCGTGGCGTCGTTAAGGCTACGAGTGGCTGTGGCCGACACACCAAGCTCTGTGTTGACCTGACTCAGCGAGATCGCGCCGGATGATGGCAGTGGCATATCAACTCACCTCCAGTGCTGCCAGGCGGGATTTGAGCGCCGTGACCTCACGCGCAAGCGCGACGCAAGATGCAAGCGCTGCGTTGCCATAAGTTACCGACAGAATGCCGTCAGCATCCTCGTGAACCGCCTGCGGAAGAGCCTCATCGCGCAGGCTTCCAGCGCCTACGCCAACCTGAATCTGCTGCGTGTCGATGCGGCGGAAAACGCCCATCTTTACTCGTGCCAGTCGCTCAATGAAGTCGACCGGCAAGTCCTGCCAATCAGCCTTCAGGCGCTCGTCCGAGTAGGCCGTGACATCACCCGATGCGGTGGTGTTGCCTGATCCGTCAATCGTCAAGAGCTGCACCATGGCGACCCCGCCACCGTTGGTGGTCGCGAGCCGCGTTACGCCGTCAGGCTGAACGTACCAAGCTCGCGCAGCAATCCCCGGCAGATGCATTTCAAACATGCCGAGACCAGCATTCGAGGTGGTAAACCTTCCGGAAGATGAGGCGATAACCCCAGAAAAGGTCTTCAGCCCCGCGATCACCTGGTCGCCAGTTGTGTACACGCCATTCGTGACCGTTGCCGCGTTGCCGTTGATGCTTCCAGAAATCGTTTGAGAGAAGCTGTTCGATCCGGAAAACGTGTTCGAGCCTGAGAATGTGTTCGACCCGGAGAAGGTGTTGTTCCCCGTGAATAAGTTGTTCTTCGAGACCAGGTCGACCGCAGAGTTGATGTCAGCCGCAGTCAACCGAACGCCAACGACAGCGCCAGCGACAAACGCCCTGGCGGTCGTGCCCTCTTGCGCTCGCAGCACGTTGCTGAACACGCCGGAGCCAGAGGTCCGGGTGCGCACATAAATGATTTCGATGTTGCCCAGGGAATCTTGCAGGACAGCCTTGAACCAATTGTTCGTGGACGGGACTGCGCCAGTGCCAACGTTGGCCACCGGGAAGAAGTCGGCCTTCGACGACTCGATCGTCAGGCTGGTTGCGGAGGCGTCGATGCCCGCGGTAAGCAGCGCTCTGGCACTGTTGGAAAATAGTTGAGGCATCTAGCTCTCCTTTGCTGCCTGATTATCTCTGGGTGTTCATTCCAGCGAGGAGGCTGGCGATCTTCTGCTCGAGGAGCACAACTCTTTTGGCCAACTGGATTGAAGACACGAGAGCTGCGTTTCCGTAAGCGAGGGTCAAAGTCTTTTCTTTGTCGTTGCCCTCGACCACCACTTCCGGCAAGAGCTCTAGCCAGGCTTGAGCCGAAGAGCCCGCCTGACGGCCTCCGCTGTCCAGTCTGGTGTAAGTGCCGTGCTTCACTTCGGCCAATCGCTCAACGAAATCTTGCGGCAGATCAGACCAGTCTTTCTTCAGCCGCTCATCAGAGTAGGCGGTTACGTTTCCGGCGGCGGTCATGTCGCCGTTTGCGGCATTCAAGTACCAGCGCCAAGAGTTGGCACTCCATCCGCCGATACCGAAGTAGCCGTCGGCACGAAGGCCCATCTTGAGGCCGTAAGCTCCCTGCGCGTGGAAGCGCATCATTGCCATCCCGGAGTCCCCGGTCGCGCCATTCACGTTGCGGACCTCAAGGTTGGCGGAGCTGTCATTCAGCGCCATGACGCCGTTTGCTGCGCGGGTGTAGATGGTCCCTGTGGCGGACAGGTCTCCACCAACGGCGAGAGCGCCGGTCAGGGTGCCGCCACCGATGGGGAGGTAACCGCTCAAGGCAGAGCTGGTGATGTACCCGCTCGGGTTCGTGGCGTTGTACGGCGTAAAGCCCAGCGCAGTCGTCACATCGCCAGAGCTCAGGGTTACTGCGCCTGTGCGTGTGTTGAAGCTGGTGACGCCGACGTCGATCGCGATGTTCCCCGAGCCAAGAACACTGACGCCATTGACGGTCTTGATGGTCGTGCCGGACGTCAAGATCGTCTGGTACGTGCTCGCAGCATTCGCCGAAGTCAGGTAGGTGCTGGCGGCGGTGGCCGACGTCAGATACGTGCTCGCGGCCGTAGCTGATGTCAGGTACGGCGTGAGGTCAGAGGCGACAAGCTTCTGACCCAGCTCGTTGTTGAGGTTCGTGAAATTGGCATCGACCTCCACGTTGGTCAGCGGAGACCCTTTGCCAGCGCGGGTGACGATGGTTGCCATTCAGTTCCCCAATCAGGATGCAGTGATGGTCCAGGTGATGGCCATCGCGTCGGCAGCGCCCTTGTTCACCACGGCAAACGTGGTGCGGCACAGCATGGTTCCTGCGGAGCCTGCGTTAAAGATACCAGCCTCAACCAGAGCGCCAGTGCCTGTGCCAGCAGGGAAGCTGGCGGTGTAGGTCACGACGTTGGCTGCGGAGGTGGCGGATGCCAGGGCCACGCGGCCAGCCTCACCACCCAGGGCGGTGTCGCCAGCGGCAGCGGCCGTAGACGTAGTGCCAACGGCCATGTGGGTCATGGCCACAGGGGAGTTGGCGGTGGTCTTGAGCATGCTAGCAGCGATGAATTCTTTGCCAGCAGAGACAACCAGGTTCTTGATCTGGCGGGTGTCTTTGACAAGGCCATTCTCATCGAACAGCGTGATCTGGACGTCGCCAGTGATTTTGATTGTGTCGTTGATCATGGGGAGCTCCTTAGAAATAGGTTGCCGTGCCCACGTAGTCTTCGGCGAAGTACGTGATGTCACAGTAGTCTTGGGAAATGATTGAGCCGCTGTCAGCAATACCGACTGAGTCGGAGTAGGCAGGCTGAACAGCGATGACTGCCGAGTCTTGAATGAAGGTGACGTTACTGAACGTGGTCGATAGGGAGAAGTCGAAGCCGTCAGTTGCGCCGAAGCCGTCGTTCATGGCGAAGCCATCGGACAACGACTTGCTGTGCGCGATCGACAGCTCGTCAACAACTGGCTGGCTGTCGGCGAGCGCTTTGCTCGCGGAAAGGACGACAAGGTCCGTAATTGCAGACGCATCGGCCAGCAGTTTGCTGTACGTGATGGTTGCCTGGTCTTGAGCCACGACGGCATCAGCCAGGGCCTTGGCGACGCTCTTCGATGCAGAGTCGACGATGGCCTGCGCATCACCGAATGGCTTGGTCAGGACATAGGCCAGCGCCTCAGACACGGCGATCGAGTCGGTGGCTGCCTTGGCGATGTTGAGCGCGACAGCGTCTGGCAGGCTGAACGTGTCGGCGTAGTCGCGCAGGAAGACCAGCGTGACAAGCACGCTCTCCTCGAACGACACCTCTTCAGCCAGCACCTTACCGACAGACCGCGTGGTCGAGTCATCAAACGAGAGCGAGTCCTGGAACGGCTTGCTCAGCAGAAGCGAGACGCCATCTGTGGTGACGACAGAGTCCGCAACGAACTTGTAGAGGCCGGTCGAGTCCAGCTCCGCATCGACTACGAGCTCCACATAGGCGATCTCAGTCGCAGGCACCTGGTAGGCGACCTGGACAGACGGATTCATTACGCCGATGGAAGCTCGAATCGCCATCAGAAGTCCTCGCGAATCTTGAATTTGAGGACGTCGTACACGGTCTGCACCTGGCCGTCAGCGAAGGTGATCTCGATCTCGCCCTCGTAATCGCCAGCAGCACCTTGCAACATTGCTGGCGCAGATGCCGGGTAGAAAGCGACTTTGCCCAGGGCTGCATCAACGACAGAGCCGACGACGGTTGCCGCAAGCGTGGTCGACCCGACGGGCCGGAAGTACATGCGCACGGTTGCACCGGTCAGCGAGATGGCGGACTCGGTGGTCTGGTCGGTCAGCGTGCAGACCAGGGCGGGGCGGGTGTCGCCTTGAACGAGCTTGATCTTTTCGGCCATCTCAAATCTTCCTTAACTTCACGCTCAGGTTCGAGCGCACATGGCCGTGCAGGGCGCGGCTGCGAGCGACGTTCACGCCTTGGTCGAACTTGAGCTTGTGGACGCCTGCCAGCTCGGGGCTGGTGTACGCCTTGCCAGCGCTGGACATCAGGCGGTGCAGAGCGCCAGAGGCGATGATCTCGGCGTAGTCCTCGAAGATGACGTCGTCGATCGCGGTGGATGCGCGGGTTGGCTTGAGCGCCACGCGAAGGGTCAGGCCGTTCGGGTAGCGACGGTCAGGCAGGGGCCACACGCTGACCGAGCGCTCCTCCTTCTGGAGGTAGGCCTGCGGTGTGCTGCCACTACCGGTGTTGTACGAGGAGAAGAGGCGGTTGTAGACCGAAGCCTCGCGCACCACGTCAGGAGCCATCGCGTCGATCGGGTTGTTCTCGACCCAGGCCTTCTGAACTTTCACCACCAGGTAGCCAGATGGGGGATCGAGGTCGTAGTCGCAGACCTTGGGAACCATCGTGATCGGGTCGTGGTCACGGGTGAGCACCAGGCTCTTCTCGCAGAACTCGATGCAGGCGTTGCGGATGGCCAGCAGGACGACGGGCTCTGGCGCACCGGGCACCTCTGTGAGCACGTAGGGGAAGAACTCTTCGTAGTTCGTCATGCGACACCCCCGAGCTGCACGGCAGCAGTGTTGGGCATACCGCCTGCGCGGTTGATGATCGCGGAGTAGGCGTTGTCCTTGGTGAGCTTGACGCCCAGCTTGTTGGCGAATGCAGCCAGGTACGCGGCCTGCTGCGCGGGATTGGCGGTGTACTCAGTGTCCTTGCCGTAGGAGCGGTACATGACCCAATCGACGATCGGGTCGAAGTACATGTCGGCCATTGCCAGGTCATCTGTCAAAGAATCGACAGTGGCTGGGCGTTGAGACAGGAGCACTTCGATCTTCGTACCGGCCAGTGCTGGCGGGTAGACGAAGTAGGTGGTGGGGGCGCGGTCGTCCACGGTGAAATGGCGGACCTCTGCTTTGGCGGCAGCGGAGTGCCAGCTTGGGTCGAACTGATCGAGGACTTCACGCTCGATCATGCGGATGGCGCGGCCGGGGGTGAGGCCGTCTTGAGCCATGTTGCGCACGACGTCCATGAGCTTGAAGCAGTCTTCCGGGGTGGCTTGCTTGGTGCCTGCCGTCAACGTAACCACGCGCTGAGACGGGCTCGAGTCGGGCCTGGCGACAGCAACGGCGCGTTGCGCGTCGTCGGTCCAGAGGATCAGCTCTTCATCCTCCCAGCGCCGAAGGCTGGGATCGGTGTCATTGAGCAGATACCTTGCGCGTGAAATTACGTCAGAGACTTTCATGCTTCACTCGTTGCCGTTCTGGGCTTACGTGGAGCCCGTGTGACCTGTCTGCGAAAAGCTGCCTTGGCAGCCTCCAGCTCCGTGGCTGGCGGCACTTCCGCGCTGGTAGTGGCCTGATTCTCGCTGGTGTTTTCTGGCGCTTGCACAGGCTCGAGAGCAGGGGTGTAGTCCTCCATGTCGTCGCGAGCAGCGAGGTTGGCGGTCCACACGTAGATGTGGCCAGATGTCTTTTGCTTGAGGAGTTTGTGCATAAAAAAAGGGAGGGGAGTTACCCCCTCCCCCCTTCACGGGTTGACGTGATTACTTGGACACGTAGGCCGAGACCAGAGCTTCAGGCTTGGTGGTCTTGAAGCCGTACACGTTCAGGCCGCGCATGATGTTGCCGAACGTGGTCTGAGCACGCAGGCTCTCGACGTTGGTGATCTGCGAAGCGAACGAGATGGCGTCACGAGTGCCAGCCATGATGTTCCAGGCCGACTTGTCGGCTGCGCCACCAGTGCCGCCAGCAGCAGCGTCCGAACCCAGGTCGGTGACCTTGGACAGGTTGTTGCTGATGTACACGGTGAAGCGGTCGATCATGCCGATCTTGCCGTTGCGCAGCGGAGTCACGCTGTCGCCGGTCAGGTAGGCTTGCTTCAGATCAGAGTTCTTGATCATCGCAGCCATCCAGGCGGGGATCACCATCCAGCGGCCGTCTTCGGGCACGTTCTGCTCGTCCAAGCACTGGCCCATGTCCAGGATCAAGTCCAGGACGTTGGCTTTGGTGATGGCACGAGGAGCACCAGTAGCGCCGAGGTTGATGTCGCCAGAGATGGCACCAGCGGTGGCACCCTTGTTGGCGGCAGCAGCGTCTGCGTACACAGAGCCCAGGACGTCGCCGTCGATGGCGATCTTCATCTGCTGACTTGCGTCGTTCGTGAAGATGTCCATCAGCTTGACGTCGGCCTGCACTTCGTCCACGTCGTCCAGGACGACTTGGAAGTACTTGCCCTTGTCGATGTTCAGTTCCAGCGGAGTGCTGGTAGGAACTTGCGACGTCAGGTTCATGCCCTTCGTGTAGTTGCTGATGTTGATGGTTGGGATGGTGCGGATGTGGACCTTGTCGCCTTGGCCCTTGATCTCGCCTTCCCAATCGTTGTTTGTGATCTCACCCAACACGGTGGACTTGTAGAACTTGACCTGGAGCTTGCCCGACCAGACTTCAGGGATGAAGCCGGAAGCGCCGCTGTAGGAGTCAACACCGGAACCTGCGCCGTAACGGTCGCCAGAAACTGCAACTGACATATCAATACCTCATAGAGCTGTGTCCGTCATCGCACTCGTTGTTCGCGAATGGCGGACTGGATTTCTGCATCAATGGCAGAAGCCTGCTCCTCGGTGTAAGCGCCGCGACGATCTGCTGCGTAGAACGCTGCGATCTCAGCACGGGTCCAGAGCTTCTTCCCCTTGGGGACATCTGGAGTCCGCGTGGCTTCAGGAGCCACTTGCGATTCCAACGAGGCCGAGCTTTCTGCCGACCTGTCTTGGTGAACCTTCTTGAACGCTTTGAAGAATCTGGCAACACGATCTGCATCGCGCTTCTCTTCGGCCTGCGACAGGATGTCTTGACGTTGAGCACCAGTGAGGTCATCGACTTCACTCAGCCAGGTGTGGAACTCTGGGTCGTCGTTGATGGTCTGCCAGTCAGGCACTTGCGACGCGAGCCGATCGTAGAAGCTGACTTCCACGTTGGCGTTTGTTGCACCCATCAGCGATTCCAGCTTTCGCTGGAGTTCTTTGACCTCGCCGTCCTTCGCCTGCACCTCTTCACGAGCTGCGCGGCGGATCAGATCAACGAGTGGTTCGCCGAACTCACTCACCTCTTCGGTACTGACCAGCTTCTCTTGCGGAGCAGTCAGCCGTACCTTCAACGCTTCCACCTCTTCGGTCAGGCTATTCAACTTTGAATCACGCTCTTTGAGCGCCGCATGCAGTCGTGGAACCTCGGCGTTGTACTTGCCGCTCAGCGTCTTGAACCGCGCTTCCCACTTGTCGTCTCCCTCTTGCGGAGGGGTGTTGGCGGGTGCCTGGTTTGCCGGTGCTGGGGTTTCACTCGGGCTCGGCATAGGGGCCGGGTCCGAAACAGACTGATCACCTGGCGGGGGATCGTTCTGCTGCTGCGAGGGCTGTCGAGCCTGGTGCAGTCGTTGAAGAGCTTCTTCTGCCTTTCTTTCCGCCTCAATGACGGCGCGTGGTAGGTTCAATTTCTTCTCCTAGAGCCTTCTCACTCCTTCGGGAGCCCTCTTAGGGTTTTCCCTTACGGTTGATCCGGTGTTCTCGGTGCCAGCAAATGCCGCTGCTGGACAGGCGGGTTGCCCCGACGGGGCGAATCACTTCATCTTGTAGAGCGTGTCCCGGGCGGCTCGCTTCTTTTCGAGAAGCTCACTGATTGCCTGGGATGCTCCCTGGTTCCACCTGGTCTGAACTTCATCCCGGGTGGAATCATTGAGGGCGCGTATTTCGCTCAACGACTCGTCGAGCCACTTACACACTTCCTCGAACTCACTGTTGCCATCCAAGGATGCCAACGCTGCGATAACTCTAGCTGGTGGTTTTGAAAGCATCAGCGCTTAGGCAGCAATGTTTTTGGATCGACCTCGCCTGGGCGGGTGTCGCGCAGGATGCGGTCTTGGCCACGAGGGCTTGTTGCTGGCGCAGCGGTGCGGAGCTTGTAGCCCATCAGGCGGTTGGTCTCGGCATCGCTCTGGTCGTTGCTCATTGACTTGCTGCTCAGGCGCTTGGACTCAGCAGCAGACTCATCAGGAGCGGATGCGCGTGTGCTCGAGCCGGACACCGAAGATGTTGCGCGGCGACGAGCTGGCGCTGTGGACCGGACGGGAGCGCTCGTGGTCACGGCGGTACTCACCGATGACTCGGGGATCGGGGTGACGACTACGCCCATGTCAGAGTCCTCGGCAGACGCCGCAGGGGGTTGCAAGCGAGTCGAGGAGCGGATTGCCTCAGCCTCGCTGGCCGCTTCGCTGTCCATCCTGCCCCGACCAGCGCCGAAGCGGTTGTACGCCTCGCTACCAGGCTGGTCGATGTTGCCCATGCGCATGCGCTCGAAGAAGCCGACCTTCTCGTCCTTGGATGCTTCCAGGCCGCGAGCCTTGTAGGACTCTTCGGTGTCGCCATCAGCCAGGCGCAGAGGCTTGGCCATGCTCTTGCTCTGCGGGGCGGGGGCGCTGTGAAAGAGTGGGCCACAGTCCTTGCGGCTGGGCGTGGTGGTGGGACCGGAAGCTCCGGTCTTCTTCATGTTCTGGCGGTTCCAGTCAGGTACGAATCCCATGTGTCGCCTCACTTCTTTGACTTGCCAGTCGCCTTGTCGGCGTACTGCTTGGGGGACATCTTGCCGCTGGCCAGGGCTTTACCCTTGGCCATCAGGGCACCCTTGGACTTGGAGTCGCCTTCGGCTTTTTCCTTGGCGGCGTATTGGGCGGGCGTGACCTTGCCGGATTTCACGGCCTTTGCTTCGGCCATTTCTTCCTTCTTGGTCTGCTTGCCTGCGAATGGTTTGAATGCCATGTTGGCTCCTTATTGCATGAGGTTGGCTTCGCCGCCTGCGGGATTGCCAGCAGCGTCTAGTGTCATTGGTGCTTTGGCCTGCTGTTGCTGGCCACCCATCGTCTGGGCCTGCTGCATCATTTGTTCGGCCATCTGCTTTTGCTGGCGGAACTCGATCTGCTCGGTGGTAGGCACCAGCTTGTCGGTGTCCATCTGGAGGCTCTTGGCCACTTCGCGCAGCAGGTAAGAGCGACCCATCGGGCCGATGATCTGGAGGTCGACAGGGTTGGCCGTCGCCTGCAAGAACTCGTTGCGACGAACCTGGAGCTGCTCCTTGGCAACCAGACCCATTGCGCCACGGGCGATGACCTTGAAGTCGCCTTTGCACGCAGCGTCAGCGTCGTAGATCATGTTGTGGATGTACAGGCGCTCGACCAGTGCAGCGACCACGGTGTCGATCGAACCGATCGCCGCCTTGATGCCCTTGGCTGCGTTGTCCATCAGCATGCTCAGGCCAGACGCCGTGCGACCCACGCCACCGCCACCCGTGTTGCCGTAGACGTAGTTCGGGATGCCCGTGACTTCGTCGGCCTGGCGGCTGAAGTATTGGTAGACGCTCATCAGCGCCTCGGCGTTCATGTTCGGCTGGAAGAACCGGACGGCAGGCTGGCCACCGCCAGTGCGGTCAGACGTGGTCTGCCAAATCTTCCAAGGGAACATCGAGGTGACGTCCTCGCCGTCAGGCAAGCGGTCGACGTGGACCTCGGCCTGCGGACCCGAGGCGATGCCCATGTTGTTGGCCAACGAGCGAGCAGCGGCGTTGCACAGCACCTGGGTGTCGCGCATCTGCTCGGGCAGGGCGGAACCCCAGAAGCTGCCAGGGATCGGAACCCACTGAGCGATCTCGTAGGGGCGACGGCCGAGTGGGTCGGGGTTCAGGATCGCCTTGATGACGAACGGCCCGATCACCCAGATGTTGGCCTCGTACTCTTTGTACGGGTCGAGCTTCTTGCCCTTGTAGCCCCACTGGTTGAGCATGCGGCCGGAGACCGAACCCCAATACTCGACGGCCTCGATCACGTCCTTGGTGTACAGGCGTGAGTGAGGCTTGCCTTCCAGGCGATCGCGCTCTTGGTCGCCCATGAGCCACTGGCGGAAACCCGTGTCGCCGAAGCGCTCGAGTACCTGCTCGATGTCGTCGTTGCTGTAGCCGGGTGTGCCCTTCATGGAGTCGAGGGCTGCGCGGCTCAAGCGGTGGCGCTCGATGAAGTAGCCGTCATGGATCGTGCTCGAGCTGGGCGAGGGGAAGGCGTCGTGCGGAGAGACGCGCTCAACCTTGCGCACGAAGTCGGTCATGATGATCGGCTTGTACCCAGGCCCCCACTTCATCACCTTCTTGCGGCGCACCACCGGACCCTTGAGGATGGCGGTGGGGTAGGTGACGAAGTCGTCGATGAACTCGCGGAACGCGGGATCGAAGCCGCCCTGGTTGAGCTGGTCCTCGATCTTGTTCTCCATGCGGAAAGCCTTCTGCTTGGCCTCTTCACGCAGCTTGTCCATGATCTCGTCTTGGACCTGCTCCATGCGGACGCGGAAAGCTTCGGGGTGAACCTGGCCACCAGCGGCCACGAACTCCTGCATCTCGAGGCGAACCAGGTCGACGATGCCAGCCGAAATCTCGGGAGGCAGCTCGGGCTCACGGGCAGGGTCCAGGTTGAAGGCTCGGCGTCCGCCGCTGACCATCACGTCGATGATCCAGTTCGCCGCTGCCCGGGACTTCACGTCCGTGATGCGCATGTAGATGTCAGAGCCGCCGGTCTTGGCGATGTCCATCGCCTTGTCCGGGTCGTAGACGCCGCGCCGCTGACGTTCGCACTGAAGCAAACGCTCAGTGATCTCGGTCTTGGCAAACTTGGCCCGACTCCATGCGTCATTGACGTGAGCGGCAAGCTCTGTGCCGATCGTGTCGATGAGCTGATTCTTCTCGTCAACGAGGACTTCAACCTCGACGGGTGGCTGCACGGCAGCCATTGCGAGTCCCATTTTCATGTCCACCCCTTACTGGATGCGCTGACCACCTGGCGAGCCCGAACGGGTCTCAGGCCATCACGCACCCGCATGCACAAATATTGGAGAGCGTCGTGAGGATGAGAGAACTGATCCTTCACGGGGCGGTCCCTGTATCGTGCCGAGCCTGAAATCTTCATGCGCTCGTAGCGGTAGCGACCATTGAAACCTTTTCGCAGAGTCGTGCATCGAGGGTCCAGCAAGAAGGCCGGACCGCCGTCGATCATCCGCGTGAGGAAGTACGCCACTGATTCTCGCCGGGGTATCCAGTCGTTGGTGCCCGCGGGCTCAGTGGGAATGCCGATCTCGGCCAGCTCCATGAAGCAGGTCCGAGTGTCAGTCTGTGCGCGGATCGCGCCAGCAGGGTCGCCGTCGCTGAACCGCATGAAGCCGCTGTAGCGGTTGACCAGGATCGGGCGCACCACGTCAGAGGCGAACTCCCGAATACCCATGTCCTCGCTGATGATCTCCTCGAGGATGTGCAGTCGGCCGTTGGGCATTTGCTGGCCGATGATGCACGCCGGGGTGAGACCGAAGTCCCAGCCGAGGATGATGGGCAGGCCACGCACGGGCTCGAGGTTCTTCTCGCTGACGTGGACCCGGTCGTTCCACTCTGCGAAGACGGGCTTGCCGTCAGAAGTGGTGCCGTAGTTGCCCAGCAGGAAGACGTTGATCCAGGTGTCCTGTTTGCCGCCGAGCTGCTGAAGGTAGTAGCCGTGCCCGTTGGGCAGGTTGTCGATGTTCTCGGCTTCGGGGTTGGGTTTGTAGGCTTCGGCGTCGTGGTCGTAGTACAGACCACCGGGTTGGCGGAAGAACTTCCAGCCCTTGGGTGTTTCCTGTTCGGCGATCTGATACCACCAGTGATCGTCGTCTGGCGGGTTGGTGTCCATGATGACGCCGCACCAGGTAGGCCCGCCCTTGAGCTTCGAGGGGAAGCGGCCGACACGCTGGGTACACATGTCGAAGACGGCTTTGGGAATTTCTGAGGCTTCGTTGATCCAGGCCCCGGTCAGTTCGAGGGAGCGCAGCTTGCCGGTGTCGAGCTCAGAGTCGAGCGCCAGGAAGATGACCTCGAGCTCCATCGCGGTGCCATCGCCGATGTCGTCGATGCGCATGAAGCTGGTGATGGGGGTGTCCCAGCGGATGGGAGCTACGTTCTGCGGGAACCAGGTCTGCCACGTCTTGATGGTCGTGGACTTCAGTTCGGGGTAGGTGTTCCGAATGACTGCCCATCGGGACCTACGGACACCGTCGTAGTAGGGTGCTTGAGCGATAGCACGCATGACGATTTCAGAGCAGCAGGCAGAGGACTTGCCGCTACCAACAGGCCCCATGAGACCTCGTACGAAACCGGAGTCGTGATGAAATTCGGAAGCGACAGGGCCAGGCGGATAGTAGTTGACCGCCCCTTCGTCGACATATTCGGCGACCTCGGTCATTCAGCCTTCGGCTTCGGGGCCGTGTTCAGGTTGAACGTGATGCCTTGAGCGCTGGTCTCGATCTTCACGTCCGACAGGTTTGGCAGGCTCTTGTCCATGAGGACTTTGATGGCCTGGACCTGCTGGGTCGAGAGATCGACTTTGCCCATAGCGCAGTCGGTCAAGCGGTTGATCAACGAGCTGACCTGGATTTTCTTTCGCACATCCTCTTGATGCGTCTTGCGGAGTCTTGCTGCCATATCAACCTCTGTGGTTATGTCGGTGGCTTTGCGAGGATTGTGGCTGGTGGTTTGAATGGCGGAAGGTGCTGGAATCGAACCAGCGCACCGGTTTCCCGATGACGGCTTAGCAAGCCGCTGCCTTAACCTCTCGGCCAACCTTCCGTGGTTGTGGCGGAGCCTGAAGGAATCGAACCCTCACCTGTCGCCAAGTGGCCGGGGGTTCAAGCCCCGTTTGTGCCCTGCACGCCAGGCTCCGAATTGGCATACCCCCAAGGACTCGAACCTTGACCAGCGGTTTTGGAGACCGCCGTGCTGCCGTTACACCAGGGGCACATGTGGCTGTCCGGGTAGGCATCGAACCTACGCACACCGCCTTAACAGGGCGGCGCTCTACCGACTGAGCTACCGGACAAAATCTTCAGGGGGATGATGGTGGGGGTGGAAGGATTTGAACCTTCTCGACTCTTGGTCAACGGGTTTACAGTCCGCCGCGCCTCACCATCTGCGCCGCACCCCCATGAGCGGGGGTGTCAATACGACGAGGATGTCGTACTACGCCAAGAGTTTGAATTGGTCTGGGTGACAGGGATCGAACCTGCGGCCTCACGCTCCCAAAGCGCGTGCTCTACCTTCTGAGCTACACCCAGAGAAGTCGGTCGCGGTTGAGAAACGGTTTGCATGGGACGAATTATATCGAGCTTTGGCGGTTTATCCCTGATGGCTAAACCAGGGTAAACCCTATAAATGGGTGACCCGTGACGTGGGTCAGTCGGCGTGGTCACCGGGCGAAAGGAAGTCGCGGAGAAACTCCCAGCCCACGCTGCGGTGGTTATCTCCCCACCAGCCGCTGGGGTCATGACACCCTCTGCAAGGCGCACAAATGCAGTGTGACTGGTGGTCCCTGACCGGGTCAAAACAAAAACCTGGCATGGTCTTTGCTGTATTAAGGTATATAAGGATAAAGGTATCCCATAGGAATACCGGTATCCTTAGACAATGTACTCAATAATGCGTAAGCATTATGGTTTTCTAACCTATGGTTATCCACGTAGTGGGATATAACCAGAATACCGTAAGGTAACCATAGGCTGGATACCGGTATCTACGGCGTCAAACCGGAATTTGACCGCGCTTGACGTGTTCGGCTGCGCCAGCAAAGGCCAGCAGGAGCTGCTTGGCCAGCTTCATCAGGTCGTCTTGACCCCCGAACTCACGCAGATCGAGCTCTGACTCGAAGGCATGAGGCTCACCGTAGACCAAAACGGTCCCGTGAAGCTTCACATGCCACGGCGCATAGACGAATTGAGTCGTCTCATCCACGCAAACTTCCCTCAACGGCTCGAACTGTCGCAGGAAACCCTGCATCTCAACGGCTGTCAGCATGTCTTTCTCCGGTTGTTGTGAAAAAAACATTCTGACCGGGGTTCCTTAAGGCCCCCCATAAGCTTTTTTCTGGGTCCGGTAGGGGGGTAGTACCAACCAACCCGTTTTGACGCAGCCAACGGCCTAAATAAGCGTCCTGGATAGGGTGTGAGTTCAGTTCACACCCCAGGGTAAGACTCGCACGAGTGATCCTATACGTGCTGGAGTCCTCATACCCCCCGGTATACCCCACGGTGTCCACTAGGCCACCCCCTCCAGCTCACCACCGTCCCTTCCTGATCCATAGTCCGTAGTAACCCTAGGTATTTCAATGGGTTACCTACCGTCTGTGTACTTTTTGAGTCCGTTGTCTACCTTTCTTTGGGAGAAAGGTAGCCAACTTGAGTTGTTTATATGGGTTTTGATCTGTAGGAAACGACTCTTGTATGTGTTTCCTTATATCCCAAACCCCTAACCCCTTGATTTAAAAAGCAAATCACCATGAAACCACCCATTGCCAAACCCTATTTTGACTACGTTTCGTACTGCCACAGACGTGGTCTACGACCAGCACCTCTGGTTACGTACACACAGATGCTTAAAGCAAACATAAACCCCTTCACAACTACATGGAGCTAATCATGCTACTCGTCATTGCTGCTTTCGCCTTAGTTGGCATCGTTCCAGGCTTCTACTTCGCATTCCCGTTTCTGGTTATCAACCTCGGGTTGCCGTTCATCGTCGGCTTTGCGCCGTGCTTTGTGCTGGTTGGCATCTTCTGCTGGTGCGTCCACCGCTACGAGATCAACGCCTACCGTTGACTGTGGTTTGCGTGAGCCTGTGGGCTTACGAGCCGAATTCTGTCTGGCTCTCCTGCGGAGAGAGCCAGCCAGCTTTCTCTTGTGTTTTTTGTTCTCAACCCTTTGTAAAGGAACCTCATCATGTTTTTCACCACCAAATCTTTGAACGCCAACGCTCCCACTCCCAAGCAGCTCGAGTGGTTCGCCAAGCGTCAACTGCAATGCCCTGCTACCCGCGAGGAAGCAAGCCAGATGATCGCCGTCGAGATCGCCAAGCAGGAAACCGCTCCTGCTCCCGACAATGTTCTAGGCGCTGCCTACATGATGGGCGTTGGCCTGGGCTGGTGCGGCAAGGAATTGCCTGGCGCTGGCATTCGCGAGGCGATGACCCAGGTCAAGATTCTGGAGTGCGTGCAAGCAATCCAGCGAGCCATGCTGGACGACAGCAAGACTCAGGACGACGTTGACAGCGCCGTCAAAATGCTGATGGCAACCTGCATGGAACGCTTGGCCAAGCCGATGGCTGTCGAGCGCCGTGTGGTGAACCAGATGCCCGTCGCTGAAGAAGCGCCGATGTAAGACAAAGGGGGTGGCTACGGTCACCCCTTTTTCTTTTTCAAAGAGCTACTCCCAATCCAGTATTTACACGAGAGGACACCGATGAATGACTGCACCTGACTTTCAATACGTTCACGACCAGTACTACCTGGCGATCGTCAATGACGGCACTTGGCACAACAACCTTCAGGCTGTGCTTAATGACCGCAACTTCAAGCCGTTCGTCACGAGGGTGGATGACTTCGCAGACATCCTGCGCAAGAGGCACAAGCTTGACGACCTCGACCTGAACCACAAGGTCTACATCAGGCTGATGGTGCTCGAGTACATGCTGAGCAAAGAGATGGTCCGCGCCAGGTTTGTCAACGACGACATCTTCTGCAAGCACATCAGCTATGCACACAGCCACGGCTTTGGCTGGCTTGCCAGCCGAGTGATGGGCACCAATCCCGCAACCCCCGAGGCCATCAATGGCCAACCAGAAACCCAACCTATCCAGGAGAACCCTATGCCTTCCATCGAAATCAAGAACATCACCTACATCAACAACGCCGACGTGAGAGCACTCAGCGACGAGCAGCTCATCGGCACCATCAAGAATATCGAGCTTGAGATTGCTGACCTGGGGCTGGTCAAGACCGAGTCGGTCAAGATCAAGGCCAAGATCGCCGAGTTGCAAGACACGCTGACCCAGGTCGTCGCCATCCTCGACGCGCGATGAGCCGAAGCGAGTCGGAATTCAGACGGTACTGCGAGCTCTGTACTGATGCGCAACTGCGCAACGTGTACGCCAAGGAATCGCTGGCCAGACGAAGATCGTTCGCGCTCATAGCAAGAGCGTTACTTTCAGAACGGGGATTAACCCCATGACAAGGGAGCTTCGGCTCCCTTTTTCTTTTCCAGAACCACTCCCGATTCAATATTTACACAAGGAGCAGGCATGACTCATCAGCCAATTCATGAATCCAACAAGTTCAACGGAACCCAGAAGGTCTACCGCTTCGCCAATGGGCGAGGAGCCAGCGTTATTCGGCACGAATTCAGCTACGGCTCAGAGCAAGGGCTGTGGGAGCTGGCCGTTGTCGTGTTCACGGGCGACCAATGGGGCGACTTCGATCTGGACTACACGACCGAGATAACCGACGACGTCATCGGCCGATTGACCTGGGATCAGGTCGAAGCGCTGCTCACCAAGATCGAAGCGATGCCTGGCCAGATGAAGGAGGCGGCATGACCACGACCCTCCAGTGCCCAGAGTGCAACAGCGACCGTGTGACGCTGGCCCACATCCAGACATTCATGGCGAACACGCTTGAGCACTACTGCCACAGCGTGAAGGTTCAAGACAGCGACTCGCCGTCCAGGTGCCTTGAGTGCGACTGGCGAGGACAACACGATCAACTTCAAAACTACGGGAATCAGGAGCAAGCATGACCACCGACACCATCACCCTTCAGCAAGAGCTCGAGCAGTTCATCGGCACTGAGCAGTACCACTTCAACCCGTTGTACCAGTGGATGAAATACACGGACGGCGTCAAGTACTTCGCCACCAATGCAGGCGGCGGCGCTTACTGGCTGCTCGACATCATCGGCACCGAGCTGCAACCACTGGCTCGCAAGCACCGGTTCATGACCGTTGACCTGCGGGTTCACGCCAATGAGTCGTGCGACATCGTCGTCACCGATGGCAACGACAGCGAGCTGTGGGCTAGGCGAGTCTCGTTCACCGACTGCCCGAAAGGAGACTGGCGCTTCTTCCTTCAGAGCGGCGTGCTCATGCTCACTTCGGAGTACTGACATGTGGATCGTTGTTTATGGCAACCCAAACGATGGGTTCACATACGCAGGCACGTTCGGTAACCCAGACGCTGCCAACGCATGGGCTGACGAGCATGTCGCCCGTGAGTACGACTGGTGGATCGCACCAATGATCGAGGTGTGACATGGGCAGGATGAAGAAACTCTACGAGCTGTCTGAGCTCATCGACCGACGCACTTGTACCTACGGCGATCTCGACCAGGCGGCAGAGGTCATGCGCATGGCACACGCCGAGGTCAACCAGGTGCTGGACCTGGTGCGCAAGTCCGAGTTCCTGCTGAACGACTGGCTTGCGACAAGCACCGAGCATTTGTTTGAGGAGCAGCCCGACATCGACGCCGCTCGCAACTACCTGCTCGAGGCAATCGAACTACTGGAGGAATCAACCAATGGAAATACCAAAGGGCGAGGCGCAGAAGCCGCTCACGCAGGCTGAGAAAGCGGCCAAGTCCATCGAGCGCATGAAGACGGAAGCGATCCATGCGCAGGCGATGCAGCTCGAGTACATGAGGCTCAGGCTTATCGACCTCGAGGACCAGGTCAAGCAACTGACCAAGGACAAGCGAAGCCTTGAGCTCAAGCTCATGTCTTCACAACGAATCATCAACGCACAAGGAGAACGTCGTGGGTCTTGATATGTACGCATTCACATGCGACCAGGAGCAAATCGGTGACAAGCAGGTCGACATCGACCTCGAGAAGATCAAGGAGCTGGACAAGAAGTTTGCCTACTGGCGCAAGTTCAACAACCTGCATCAGTGGATGGCAGACCTGTACTTCAAGAAGGGAGGACAGAGCAGTAGCTTCAACTGCGACACGGTCAGGCTCATGCGTGAAGACCTCGATCGCCTGGAGGCTGAGGCCAAGACACTCAAGCCCGCATCCGGGTTCTTCTGGGGTGACGAGGATGAGATGACCCCCGAGGCTACGCAAGAGGTACTCGAGTTCGTATCGAAGGCCAGGCTTGCAATAGCCAACGGCAAGGCGGTGATCTACGACAGTTGGTGGTAATCACCAGCGATAAACAACAACGCCCCTTCGGGGGCGTTTGCTATTCAAAGGCAACTCCCGCTTCAATATTTACATCAAAGGACAACGATGAACACCAGAGCACTAAAGATCGTACGCCACCTGTTCTGTTCAGAGCACATACCACGCGAGCACAACCGTTCGTATCAACGCCAGTGGGTGAGACAGGTGCGACTGCTTGGCGACAAGTGGCTGCTGGCCAAGCACGTAAACAAAGGAGGTGGCCATGCTTCCGTATGACTACAGCCGATGCAAGCCTGAGCTGGTCGATACCTACTGCAAGAACTGCAAGCGGTGGGCAGATCACCCTGATCAGACATGGGGTGAGCGCACGCCATTCAACACAGCGGAGTCATCGAATGATGAGCGCTGCTCCTACATCCCGATCGTGGGCGAGGACAAATGACCAGGCCAGTCGTCATCCTGTTCGCCGTGACGTACGTGTCGCTGTGTTCCTTCGGGATATACCTGGCGCACCACAGTGCGCCGAAGGTCAAGCGCATCAACTGTTCAATCGCAGAGATCAGCCCTGACTTCACGCCTGAGATGCGTGCGCAGTGCCGAGCCATCAAAGGAGAAAGACTTCTATGACCAAAGACAAAGCAGTGCCTGTGCAGGAGCCAGCGCTTGTCATCTACCAAGGGGAGATTGCCAGGTCAAACTTGCCGAAGGGGTTTACCGGGATGCTCTACACCACCCCACCCGCAGCACAGCGGCAATGGGTTGGGCTGACTGATGAGGAGATAGACAAACTCTTTGGCGATGGCCCTTATGTGCCAGCTATGTTGTTGCGTGATGTTGCCAGAGCCATCGAAGCCAAACTCAAGGAGAAGAATGGCTCGTAAGCGTGCGAACCGGGACAATGTGCTGGCCGCACTGCCAGGCAGCAACGCCGACGTGAGGCAGCGCACACAGTTGAGTCTGGCCACCACACACAGGTGGCTCAAAGACCTGCTCGACGCTGGCGACATTCATGTGCATCACATGGAGGTCAACCCTCACGGCGGACCAATGATTCATGTGTATCACCCTGGCCCAGCGCCAGCGAAGCACACGATCAAGATGCCGAAGCTGACCACCGATGCCGATCGAGTCAAGCGGTATCGACGTCGGCTCAAGAAGGACGGCGGATGGGAAGACCTGCTTGCCAAGAGCAGGGCTTACTACTGGACCAAGAAGAAACCACAGCGCGACCCACTGACGGCGGCGCTATTCGGAAAGCAAGCATGAGGAAGAAGTCAAAGTACAAACCAAAGGGCGTGAGACTGGACACGATGGCGTGGATCAAGAGCGGCATGCTCAAGGCTGCTGAAGTGGGCGGCGGCGGCATCATCCTCGACACGCGCATCAAGAACCACAACGCCATCGACAAGCTGCGTCTTGGCCAGGCAGACAAGGACGACGTGGACATCCTGATCCAGGCGTTCAACGTCACCGAGGCGCTGGCTATCAAGAACATCGGCGATGACTTCAGAGCCGAGATCAAGGCTGGGCAAGACGCCATCTACAGCCTCGGCGTCAGGTCAGTAGGGATCGGGAGGTTCGTAGCGACAGGCCCCGAGCTCAGCGCCATCAACCTGACAATGGAAATTCACGACGCACAGCTCGACATCTGCACGGTTGCAGAGATGGAGGGTGCGCTCGACTACGTGTGGGATCAGATCAGGAAGAAGAAAGCCAGGAGGATTCCAGCGCCAGCTTGATTCAGGGAGTGTCTTCCCCTCTTTGGGGAGGGGAATCCTCTCTTGCTGTTTGTATGTAAACCCTATTTGAACGTGACCTTGGCCCGCCTTATGGCGGGCTTTTTCATTTCTATTCGGAGATCAAATGAAACCGAACGCATACCTCCTTCGGCTTATGAGCGGGACTCACGTCGAGCACGCCGCCTTTGCAAAGCGCATCGCAGATCGCGCAAGAGATGGCGGCGACGTCAGCAGCCTGCTCTCAATCCTCGACCAGTTCCCGCGTCACGTCGGCAACACCGTCTGCACATTCATGAGTGAAGATGACGACGGCCACCACATGCTTCGCATGCGCCTCGAGCTGCGCAACAAGTACCTGAGTGAAATGTCGATGTACGGGCTGCGCGACTGGCTCAACTCGTACAGCGATGCCGACGACTACGACGACATCATTGACTACCTCGAGCGCAAGAAGGGATTGGTTCGCTGCGACGACTGCGGTGAATGGGAGCTGGAAGATCACGCACGCTGTTACTACAACAACGACGAAGCATCAATCTGCCGCAACTGCATCGACAACGACTACCAGTGGTCGGACCGTTACGATTCGTACGTCTACGGCGAAGACGCAAGGACTGCGCTCGATGAGAACGGCCATAGCTGCACGATCTCCAGCGATGACAGCGACTTCACCTACAACGACGACGAAGACACTTGGGTTCACGACGACTACGACCCTGCATCCAGGATCATCGGCAACTACCACAGCAGCAAGCACTCGCAACGCGAGCAGCCAAGCGAGTGGACCAAGCTGAAGAAGCGCTACCTGGGTGTCGAGCTCGAGGTCGAGGTGATGGCCGATCGCGCAGACCGCGCCACCAAAGCCAAGGAAATCTTCGAGCACGTCAACGACGGCGAGTTCGGCAAGCGTGTGTTCTTCGAGAACGATGGCTCGATCAGCCACGGCTTCGAGATCATCAGCCAGCCGATGGGTCTCGACAAGCATCGTGAGCTGTGGGCTTGGCTCAATGACCGCAGCCTGGTCAAGCATCTTCGCTCGCACAACACGACAACCTGCGGCCTGCACGTTCACGTCAGCAAGCAGAACCTGTCGAAGCTTCAGATCGCCAAGATCGTCACGTTCGTCAACGACGTAGACAACGAGCAGTTGATCCGCGCAGTCGCACGTCGGTACGCCGAGGGCTATTGCAGGATCAAGCACAAGAAGATCGGCGCTGCTGCGCATTCGGAGGATCGCTACGAGGCGGTGAACATCACCTCTCGCAAGACGATCGAGTTCCGCATCTTCAAGGGCAGCTTGAAGTACGAGTCAGTCATGGCAGCGATCGAGTTCTCGAACGCAGTCGTCGACTTCTGCGGCCTGGCCAAGACCTCAATCAAAGACCTCAAGGCGGACAAGTTCCTCGAGTTCATCAACAGCGACGAGTCGAACGAGACCGAGTTCCTGCGCCCCTACCTGGCACAGCGTCTCGAAGCAGCTTAATCAAACATCAATCACCAAGGATCAACAAAATGTGCCTATTAGTCCAGCAGACCACGAGCTCCAACTTCACCGACGAGTTCCTCGCCGACGTCTTCAACAAGAACCAGGATGGCCTGGGTGTGATGTACGCCGAGGATGACAAGCTGCACATCTTCAAGTGCCTGCCCGCCAACGCTCAGGAGTTCATCGGCTTCTACCGCGCACACGCCGAGGGCAAGAGCTGTGTGTGGCACGCACGCATGCAGACGCACGGCGACATCGACTTCGACAACTGCCACCCCTACATGGTGACAAGCGACGTCTGGCTCGCGCACAACGGCATCCTGTCGACAGGCAACGCCGCCGACAAGACCAAGTCGGACACCTGGCACTTCATCAAGAACTTCATCCGCCCAGCGTTGATCGGCAACCCAGAGCTGCTGACTGATCCCGAGTGGCAGAAGTTCGTCGGCGAGATCATCGGCCGCAGCAACAAGTTCGCACTGGTGCGCAACGATGGTGAGATCGTGGTCATCAACGCCAGCGCTGGCGTCAACTACGAGAACGCCTGGCTGTCGAATACGTACGCCTGGTCGTACTACAAGTTCACCAACAACGGCGGCTACACCAACATGTACAGCGGGTACGGTGGCAGTCGTTCGCACTGGGCAGACGGCGACGATTACTACGACAACATGTACTCGAGCTACGGCACCAACTTCAAGGACAAGACGACAGTGGCCAAGGGCTCGTACGTCAACGACAAGTCGGATGCCAAGCACGAGCTCACCACCCTCACGGCTGCGCAGGTTCGTCCGTACGTCAAGGCTGCGTTCAATCAGTGGTCGCGCCGCGGCGTAGAAGGTGTTGAGCAGTGGGTGTTCGACGCACCGCACAAGGCGGCGGCTCTGCTGTCGTACTGGTACGACGACGTCGACGATGTGTTCGACATGGTCGAGGACTTCCCTGAGACCGCAGCCGAGTGGATCGCTGACCTGTTCCAGTCCGACTCGATCTCCCCAAACCTCATCGACTGAGCGGAAGGGGGACGATGGACGACTGGAAGCAACACGTAAAGCTCGAGATCACGGACGCGTCGACAGACGTGTTCCGTCTTCTTCAAATCAATATGGCAATCAACGACATGAAGGAAATTGACCTGATCCCAAACACCGTACACACCGAACTCTCAACCCTCATCCAGACAGTCAACGATGTCAGCAATCAAGGCAGTAGCAAGTAAGCGCGTTGAGCTGGAGTACCTGCTTGTCTGCAAGGATGGCTCGCGTGCGCGTGGTGCCAACCTTGAGGAAGCAACCCAGCGCATCAAGCGCATGACCAGCTCGCCGGTGATGATGTCGTTCCTGGTTCACCCAGAGACGACCATCAACAGCTTCGGGTACATCGTGTACCCCGATGGCTACCCACCGGAGGAGATCACCTACAAGAAAGGAAAGGAGTGGACCGCCACCATCTCGAGATAAGGCGTCTGATCAGGGGGCTCGGGCTTCGGCTCGAGTCCACCAATCAATCAGGCGGACACATCAAGGCATCCGTCCGCAAGGACGACATCATCAAGAACGTGATCTTCCCCGTCTCGCCAAGCGATGCAAGGTGGAAGCGAAACATGGAGTCTTACCTCAAGAAGACATTCAACCTATGACAGAAAAGAAATCACGCCGCAGCGTTACTCATCGCGCCGTCTCGCCAGCCGAGCGCATGACCATCATCCAGCTCTGGACCAGCGGGCAGGGCAAGGTCAAGGACATAGCCGATGCGATGCGGCGTCCACCCTCAACCATCTACAACGTGATCATCAACGCCGGGTTGTGGCCAGGCTACGATGACTACACACAGGCCGGGAAGATCAACAAGACGGGCGTCATCCGCCGACCTCGCGTCAAGAAGGTCGACAAGCCTGTCGAGATCAGCGCACCGGTCGAGCCTGCGCCAATGGCTCCCATCGAGTTGATCGCTGGCCCACGCCGTGGCGTGTGGCAGCGGATCAAAGACTTCTTCGCCTGACCAGTGGGGGCTTCGGCCCCCATTTCTTTTTTCAGACTCAGCCGCCAAGTCGATATTTACACGAGCCACAAAAGAAAAACCCCCGGTCAGGGTTGCCGGGGGTTTATGGTTCAGCTCACCGCATTTGGGTGGAGGTACATACCTCAACGCTTCATGCCGCGATCTTATGTGGTGATTCGTTGCTTTGTAAAGCGGTATGCAAACGATCCCTCACCAGGGTGGCAAACGCCTTGAGGCTCAGCTCAATGGTGAAGTCCACATCCTCGTCCCACTCCTCGTCCATCATGAATCCCCACGGGATTCGCACACGCCACGAGCAGAAGTCCTCCCGGTACGCCAGCACTGGCTCGGCATCGACACGCTTCGCTTGATCCACGGCCTGCGCCCAGAACCTGACGATGTCCCCCTCCTTGATTACCTTGTACCGTTTGATCTCGATCGCGAAACCCTCTAGCCCCACGATGTCGTGACCGCCTTTGCGGGTCTGCTCGAGGTTGCGCTTGAGCGGCTCAGTCAGCGTGTCGCCCAGCAGCTCGGCCAGCTCCTTGCAGAACTCCCTCTCGGCGCTTGCGCCCTTGGCCCTTGAATTGATCTTGCCCATCACTTGCCTTTCTTTTCCTTGCTGTCGATCTTACTGAGCCGCGACGAGAACTCCGCCATCAGCTCCTGCGCCACCGCCTGAATGGCGTACGCCTCCTGCTCACGGCCAGGCATTTGCTCGCCGTAGTAGTCGCAGTATTCCTGCCAGATGTGAACCGCCTCGTGGACCAGCAGGCCAGCCACCTCGATGGGGTCTCGTCCCTGCCATCCCGTGAGGCAAACAACGCAGGCCAGCCCTTTGCCTGAGATCAGGTGGTGCGCTGTTGCATCAGCCTGCTCGGACTTGATCCAGTGCGGCGGCGACTCGATCCTCAAGTGCCTCATCGCCTGCTTGTACTCTTGCTCACTCAAGCACAGGGTCAGGTACGGCCCAGGTGCTGAGATTCTTCGGTCCAACCAGTTCATGTCTTGCTTTCAAATACCAGTCGACGCATGTCTTCCAGGTGATACTTGATTGCCTCGACCTGACCGGTCGAACCAATCGACTGCGATGGCTTGACGCCTGCCTGCCACAGCTCGTCCATCAGGCGCTGCGCCGCATCGAGCGGTAGCCTGAGCGTCGGCTGTATCAGCGAGCCGGGGTCGATGACCTGCATCGTGGGCGGCATAGCCACCGCAAACCCTGACTCACCCCTGACGCCAAGGCGGATGCCGATGGTGTCACTCCAGATTTCCCGCTGTGCGTTTACGTGCCAGGTCCCGGTCATGACGCGTCCTTCCTCACGCCGTTGACGGCAACCTGCACGGTGAGTCCTTCGACGCTGAACGATCGGGCCTCAGAGACGCTGGCCACGATGTCACCAGCAACCTGCACGACGATGTCGTCGATCTCCTTGGTGGCGACCTCAACCAGCCGTTTTCGCAAGTCGCTGATGATGATCTGCTTGAGGTTCTCCTCGACCAGACCGGCGATGTTTGAGTAGTTTGTTGTGACCAGTGCCATGTCACGCTCCGTATGCGCGGCGCTCCGCACGTTCGTTGGCTGACTTGGTGCGGAAGATTTCGATCTCCAGCTCCACGGCCTTGAGGTGGTAGCGCACCTTCTCCTCGTCATGCACGGCGACACGCAGGTCCTCGAGCAGCTTCTGGTAAGTGGGGTGGGCAGCAGCCTCACGCTCTTGCGCAGCAGCAGACGCATGGCCACCCTTCATGGCGTCCTTCATGAGCATGGCCAGGCAGCTCTTCTTGTAGTCCTCGAGGTAGCCTCGAGTGGCTTTGGCGGGGGCGTAGCGATCAGCCAGTTGGCGGTAGCGCTCAAGCAATTCTTCAATGTCCATTTGTAATCTCCTCTACGGTTCCATCTCGGTAATACAGTTTGTTTCCAATGCGGCTGGGCAGCTCGAGGAAGTCCTCAGAACCTGGCCGCGCAGGGGATTGGTAGTCGGCGGGCTCGTAGTGCGGCGCTGTCATGATCGAATCCCTGAAGCTCTTCGACTGCGGGTTAAGGCCGGGTACAGGGCCGAGCTCGTTGAGCTTCTCTGTGCCTTGCGTGGTGAGCGACCAGCCTTTGAAGACCTTGCGCACGTAGCCCGCGGCGACAAGGCGGGACATGTACTCGCCATCGAATCGGCTGATGCTGTTGATGGCACCGACCACCAGCTTCAGTTCCTTGCTGGTCTTCACGCCGAACGACAGGGCGTAGATGATCCGGTGTGACCCGGCGTTGCGAACGACTTTGCCGAAGCTCATGGCGCACCCCTTCTTTCTGCGGCCAGCGCCGCCATCGCACCCTTGGGTCGTGTTGCCTTGAGACGCCAGCACTTGCCGCACACCCACTGAGTGCTGCCCAGGTACACGCCATCGTCCTTGGGCTTGCGCACATCACAGCGGGTGCAGGTCGCCGAGTACCCGCTGATGTCACGGGACTGGTTGAGGTTGATGTTCTCGGTCAGCATCACTCACCCATCACTTTCCCGGACTCACTCATGACGCGAGCCTTGTCGATCAAGTCGCTTGCGGATTCCTGAATGCGCAAAGCATCGGCGAACACGTCGCGCATCTGCTCTTCCGTGAAGCCGCTGGACTTGACGTAGTACTTGACGATCTGACCGACCATGTTCATCTGCGCTTTGCAGATGTAGTCAGCCAGCTCCTTGGAATCTTCGCTTGCTGTGTCGCAGAAGAAGTGCGCCGCGTTCTGAATGTTGTCAGCTAGGATCACCGCATGCACCAGCCGTGCGTAAGACTCGCCACGCACAGCACGCACGCTTGCCAGCATGTCGAACGATTCGGTGCGGATGTTGCCCACACTCTTGAGGAATGACTCATTCATTTCTGTACCCCGATCATTTGTTTGAACCACATTTCTTGGTATGTCTTGCAGATGGCAGTCAAGATGAAGTCGCGCTTGTCGGACTTGCTCATCTTGTTGCCTTGGTCGTATTCGGTATGGCAGGCATAGCAGAGCCATGCGTGCATGCCGTCGTGGGCCTTGAGCCCCATGCCCTTGCCGTGTTCGCCAAGGTTGCTGTGAGCTGCAACGACAGTGCCGTCATCAGCCCCGCACATCACGCACCGCTGACCTTCAGCCAAGTCCAACAGGCTTCGGTTGCGGTAGGTCATGCAGTACCCCCTGCGCGGATAGCGGCGGCTATCTCGCGGTAGTCGTATGCCCACACCTCGCCGTCAAACAGTTTGGCTATTCGCTCGCGCTCTTCCTGTGCGCCAAGAAGCCACCCCGCTTCAAAGCTCTCCTTGTCCGCCAAGATGTTTGGTTTCGTCTGTGCGCTCATGACATCCTTTATGGCGTGTCCAAAATTCGCCATCAGCATTTCGTAGCGCTCTCTCCAGTACCGTGCTTCTTGGTTCATGCGGCGTCCCTCTTGTTGATCGCCGCCAGCAGGTCGGTCACGTTGGTGAACTCTTCCTTGGTGTCGGTCAGCATGTAGGCGACCTCACCAAACCCCCACTCACCAGTCTTCTTGTTGCGAGGGGTGTGGACCTGCTTGCACAGACGGTGCTCTTCGTTCACGTACTGGCGCACGGCGTGGGTCTCAGCCGAGTAGCCGAACGTGTACCGGAAGGGCAGCAGCTTGAGTTCCTCGAGGGTCATGGCATGACCTTCCACAACCAAGCTGTCACGCCGCACAGCATCATCACGACGCCAGAGAAGGCCATCGCAAATGCTGTGAGCTCGATCCACTCAGGGACAATGAAGTCCGGCGACATGTTGATGACGATGTACGCCACCACGAAGATGAAAAAACCAATAGCTGTCATTCGCCGTCCTTTGCTGCGCGGTACTCGTCCGCTGTAGGTGGTGCATACGCACCGTCAAACTCCCTGAATCGGCCGCATTCAGAGCGCCACTTGAGATAGGCCACGCCGCGCTTGCCAAGCCAGCGGCTACGCACCTTCTGCACATGCACCTCGGTCGCCGCCTGCGGGTTGTTCAGGTCACGGTGAACCGCGATGATGTTGTCGGCCTTGTTGTAGAAGTGGGCTGAGCCACTGACCGTGTAGCCATCGGGCACGGGGTAGACCCCGTCACGGTCCTTCATCAACTTCGCAGGGTGAGCCACCAGCCAGATGTGAATCTGGTTGTCACGGGCGAACTTGCGCATCTGCGTGAGGAACGTCGAGACGTACTCGGTCTCACTCACGCCGTCCTTGCGCTTTGTGTGATCGAGCTCGTTGTACGGGTCGATGATCAGACCCTTCATGCCGTGGCGGCGAATCAGAATCTTGGCCTTCGACAGCACGGACTCGAGGCTTGGTTCCTCGGGCATGATGAAATGGAAGTGCTCGTTGAGCCACGCCTTGGCCTCGGCGAACTTCATTGCGTTGACACGGCCAGCGACCAGTCGCTCCTGCATGCGCTTTTCCATGAGCTTCGCGGCATGCCACGAGATCGGCTGGTTCTCAGGTGAGCACACGCCGAAGGACCAGCCAGCGTTCTCTGCGATGTTCACAACCAGGGCGTCAAGCCACTCGCTCTTGCCCATCGAGGGGATGCCGGTGACCAGCGTCCACTGTCCGGGTGCTGGCTTGTACAAACCATCGACAGAACCCCAGCCTGTGGGCTCGCCCTGAACCATGCCCATCTCGAGCATCTGGTTGATGTCGTCCTCAATGTCGTTGACTGAGAACACACCCTCGACAGGGAAGGGTTTGGCATCCTCGATGCACTCGCGCAGACGTTGAGCGCCGTGCTTGACCAGCACCTCGTTGGCGTCCTTGCAGTCCTCCGGCCAGATGACACGCAGGCATCTCTCGCGGCCGAGGCGGCGTGACAGCTCGTCTTCCAGCTTGCGACCTGGCTCGTCAGAGTCCACGGCCAGCACCCATTGCTTGACGTTGTCGAGCCGCTCGTCATCGAGGAACTCGAACTTCTTGTCGAAGTTCTTGGCCCGCTCTTCGGGTGCGCCGTCAGGCACAGAGATGCAGTGCTGGAACCCTGCGACCTCGAGGGACAGGGCGTCCATCTCACCCTCGCAGATGATGGTCTGCTGGTCTGAGATGTCGTCGTACTTGTAGAGAATCTTCTCTGCGCCAGCGACCTGACGGAAGTTCTTGTTGTGGTCGCGGTACTTGAGGTTCACAACCTCGCCGCCCTTGTAGTAGGGGAAGGCGATCGCCGTCACCTCGTCCTCGATCTGAGGCATCCAGACCCGCTCCATGCTGACGCGGTTGCGCACCAGCACCTCAGTGGTGACGCCGCGTTTGCCGAACCACTCGTGAGCCTTCTCGCTCAGGCCAGCAGGCCGGAAGTCGGGCTTGGGGTAGACGCGCCGTGAGGGTGGGGCGGAGCGGTTGATGACGCCTGAGCCCAGGCCACCAGACCATCCGCAGTGGTGGCAGTGCCAGATGCCCTTGATCGTGTTCACGTTCAAGCAGGGGTAGTTCTGCTTCTTTCGTGTGTGGGAACACTGAGGGCAGGTCGTTTTGACCTCTTCCCCAGACCTTCCCTTCAGGTCGATTCCGAAATCCTGAAAAGTTTTCATTGCTCTCCGCGAGTAGTTACGTTGCTGTATGTAGCAATAGGCATCGTCTATGAGTAGGGATGCGTACTGCCGTCCTTCTGCGTACTGCCGACCTATTTGCTAAGCTTGACCGTAAGACTTAAAACAATCTAAGTCAACGGCGTTACTAGCAAAAAAACGTAGACAAATCAGTGGGTTGATTATCTGTCGCGAAAATTCAAATGCCATAGGTGTAAACCCCTACGCAACTTAGTTGCATCTGGATATACACTACGACTCACAACTTGCTGATCCAGTCAAATACATTTTGGCTATCGGCGATTGTCAACCAACCCACGGAGAACCCATGAAAGAAATCGCCTCGGCGTTGGTCAAAGCGCAAAAAGCCTTTGGCCCAGCTCTCAAGCAGAGCAACAACCCTCACTTCAAGAGCCGCTATGCGGACCTGGCCACTTGCGTTGAAGCCGTCATCGACGCGCTCAACGACAACGGCATCGCCCTGATCCAGCAGACAGACCTCTGCGAGAGCGGCGTGATCGTGGAGACGGTGTTCGTCCACGAGACAGGTGAGACCTACAACGCAGGAAAGCTGCACGTCCCCGCGTCTAAGCACGACGCCCAGGGGTACGGCTCTGCCCTGACCTATGCCCGTCGTTACAGCCTGATGGCCGCTTGCGGTATCGCCCCTGAAGACGACGACGGCAATGCCGCGACAGCCGCTCCACCACAGCGCCGTGTCGTCGCCCAAGCACCGGCTCCCGCCAAGGCATCAGCCCTCGACGTGGAGACGATCACCAAGCTGGCTGAGTCGAAAGGCGTGGAAGTCGCCGCTGTGTGCAAGGCATACGGCGTGGCGTCCCTCACCGACCTGCTCGCCAACCAAGTGCAAGAAGCCGTGGCTCGTTTGCAAGCCGCGAAACCAAAGAACCTAGCAGCAACTCAGGAGTAATTCATGTCTGCCACATACAACAACCAGATCGAGATCGTTCTCTTTGAGAACACCCGCGCCACCAGCGGCAAGGCCCCAACCAAGACCGGCACCGTGACGTTCCCTGACGGCACCAAGTACGACGTTGCCATCTGGAGCAAGGTCAGCAAGAACGGCACACCGTTCGAGTCCGGCGTGTTGAAGCTGCCCGATCCCAAGTACGCAAAGAACGACGGCGGCAACGGCGGCTATCGCGCAGCTCCTGCACGTCAGGACCAGGACATTCCTTTCTGAGGCCGCGATGTCCCTCTACACCAACGTACACGGCCTGCCTGACGCATTCGTTGCGGCAGTCCTGAACGATCCCTACACAGGCGGTGGTGACATCTCAGTCACCAAGCTGATCGACGCACCAAAGCGTCGCACGCTGTATCGCCTCAATAAGGAGCACGTTGTCGAGGATGTCTCAGAACGGGTCTGGTCCCTGATGGGCCAGGCCGTTCACGGCGTACTCGAGCGAGCTCAGACAAGCGCACTTGTTGAAGAGCGCCTGTACGCAGACGTTGATGGCTGGAAGGTCAGCGGTCAGTTCGATCGCTTGCACTTAGCCGATCGCGTGCTGCAAGACTGGAAGGTCTGCTCTGTCTACAAGGCGGGCGGTGATGACGGCTGGACTCGTCAGCTCAATGTGCTGCGTTGGCTCGCGCACAAGAACGGCATCACTGTCGACAAGCTTCAGGTCGTTGCCATTTTCCGTGATTGGAAACGCAGTGAGTCGCTTAGGCGCGACGATTACCCGAAGCAAGCGATACAGGTTATTGACGTGCCTGTGTGGTCCTTGCAAGAGTGTGAGGACTACGTGATGGAGCGCGTCACAGCGCACAAGCGTAGCGACAGTGGTGAAGATGTCGAGTGCTCTGAAGAAGAGCGCTGGTATTCCGGCACCACATTCGCGCTGATGAAGGACGGTGGCAAACGCGCAAAACGCGTCGTGCCAATCCTTGCTGACCTGGGTGAAATCCCCTCGGGTCACCACGTCCAAGAGCGCCCAGGCCGCAACCGCCGATGCGAGGACTACTGCGAAGTAGCCCCGTTCTGCGCGCAATGGCAAGCCATCAAGGCCAGCCAACCAACCACAGGAGAAGACTCAAATGATGTCGATTTTTGAAGCCGCCGAATACCTCGGCGTGAGCGTGTTCTCACTGCGCAAACTGGCGCGTGATCAGCGCATCCCCTCGGGAAAGATCGGTCGCCAGTGGCGCTTCCGCAAGGAAGACCTGGACTCGTTCTTGCGCAACCAGTACGGAGGCCAGGATGCAGCAGCCGCTTGATCCTGCGGTCTTCGAGCACCCGCTGTACCCCGTGTTCATCGCGGCCATCGAGCAGGCGATGTACGGCAAGGGCCAGCGGCATGGCGGCAACGTCACGCCGTTCCTTGAGCAGCCGTGGGCGCACTACGTGAAGCTGCACGGCCGCGGGTTCGCCACCGGCCAGGCGGCGAAGAAGCTCGAGGAAGCAGCCTCTACCCGCGAGGGGGACACCTTCGTATCAGAGGTGCTGGGCGCAATCGTCTACTGCGGCATGGCCGTTCTCAAGGAACGGGGCTCGGTATGACAGACATCCCCGTCCTCGACGAGAAGCTGGCCGACCTCGGTGCCGACGCCAGCATGATGCTTGCTGCCTCTCACGCTGATCGTGAGTCGATGGACTGGACGCACTTCGCAGAAGAGCTGTTCATCCTCTACGCCATCCAACACCCGGACGGCTTCATGACTGAGGACGTCAGGGTCTGGGCTGGCAAGCTCGGGTTCGATGCGCCGCCAGATAACCGTGCATGGGGCTACGTCGCCAAGAAGGTAGCCAATGACGGGCACATCTCTGCCTGCGGCGCGGCCAAGCAAAAGAGTGCGAACTGCCACGGCTCGTACAAAACACTTTGGAAACTCAAGAAAGACTGACATGGAACTGACCATCAACATCAACACGCAAGAAGCCCAACTGATCCTCGTGGCCCTGAGCAAGCTCCCGCTCGAGACCTCGATCGACACATGGTTCAAGGTGAAGAGCCAAGCCGAAGCGCAGATCGCCCAAGCCGAAGCCGCTCCCCAGGCCGGAGGTACGGACTGATGCCGCACTCGAACTTCCAGCGCACTGCCGCCTGGTTGCAGGCCTGCGGTAAGGGCAAGACCGTGTCCAACCTGTCTGTTCAGATTGGTTGCGACATGGAGGAGACGGCCGAGTTCCTGGCCACCATCCAGCTCGACGCGGGGTGGGACCGCCAGCTCCTGGCCGACATCGTTGAAGACCTCAACCATCTCGGCAAGTCGCTCAAGACCGGCGCGATCATGGCTCGCATCCCGAGGGACAGGCGTGCCGAGGTTCTCGACGCCCTGTGCGATCGCGAGGTGACAGGCAACGGCGTGGCCTACCTGGCTGACTTCGACAAAGAGGAGGCGGACAACGCCGTGCTCGACTCGAACGACGCCAAGCTGGTCAACGGCGAGCCCGTGATCCTGCCGGGTGGAAAGATCGGCAAGCCAGAGGGCTGGACTGCACCGGACCTGTCGAGGTTCGTGTGAGGTTCTCCCTCGAGCAAGAGGCCAAGTGGGCAGCGGAACTCAATGAGGCCCGCTTGCGCATGATCGCTCGTGTGCGGCAGGCGTCCTCGATGTCCTCGCCCACACGTCGCATGGCGCTCTATCAGGAATGGCGCAGTGAGCTTGGTGATGTCGCCGCGAGGGAGCAGGCCAAGTTCTCTGAAGCCGTGGTGGGTGGACGCCGCAAGCTGTACGAACTGGAGAGGATGGTGTCGCTATGAAGCTGACCTCGATTCTCGATGTGCTTTTGATGGCCCTCTTGTGGGTGGCTTCGCTGGTGATCCTTGGCGTCATTGCCAAGGCGGCAGTGAACCTTTTCTGCATAGGGTTTGGGTGCTGAACATGGACGACAAAATGCAAAAGGAACTCTTCCGCAAGAAGCTGGAGGAGCAGATCAACAAGGTGCCGCTGCGTGTGCAGAACGGCTCGATTCAAGCAACGAGAGACTGGATGCGTCAGCGCGACCACGCCTCGAAGCTACTCAAGAAGCCCGGGGCGACCGTCACTCAGTTGATGACCGCGCTCGACTCGATTCAATGAAAGGACTGTCATGGAAATGTTTTTGGGGGTGAAGGTCATCCAGGCTCGCGAGATGAGCAGAGCCGAATACAACGTCTACCGCGGGTGGCAACTGCCCGCCGATGAGAATGGTGACGACGAGGGTTTCCTCGTTGAGTATCTGGACGGCGGCAAGAGCAATCACGCCGCGCACACGGGCTACATCTCGTGGTCGCCGAAGGATGTGTTCGATCGGGCCTATCGCCCAACGACCGGCATGACCTTCGGTCTGGCTGTCGAGGCGCTCAAGCAAGGTCAGCGCGTGGCGCGTGCTGGCTGGAACGGCAAGGGCATGTACCTGCAATACGTCGACGGCGCGGATTGGGACATCTTCACGATCAACTCGGGCTTTCCCTTCCGCAGCTTCATCGCCATGAAGACGGTCGATGACGAGATCGTGCCGTGGCTTGCCAGCCAGTCCGATGTGTTGGCTGAAGACTGGAGCCTCGCATGATCGAGCTCGTCGAAACCATCCCCAACAAGCTCGAGATGAGCGACATCCTGGAGCAGGTCAAGCGTACCGACTACGTGGTGATGCCCGATGGTCGCACCACGATCTGCCAGATCACGATGGCCAACGGGTTCACCGTGCGCGGCGAGAGCTCGTGCGTGGACATCAACAACTTCAACAAGTCGATCGGCGAGAAGGTCGCTTGGGAAAACGCCCTTGATAAAATCTGGCTGCTTGAAGGCTACCGACTCCAGCAACGCCGATTCGAGGCGGGGCTCTGATTAAGGGGGGAAAGAATCCGCAGCATGCACCGGTCAAGTGAGGGGGCTTCACCCAAGAAGCCAAGTGGCCACCCCTCCAGTCGACCGAGCGGATACGAGTACCCCCACCTTTCGCTACACACAAAGCCACCTCCCGCAACCTAGAGCTTTACAAGAATCCGCAGGCCGTTGTATTCTGACAACGCGGCCTTCGGCGGATCGGAGAAGCTATGTCGATTCATCGCCGTGGGGAAGTCTGGTGGTATGCGTTCTCGGTGCGTGGCAAGTTGTACCGGGGCTCCTGCAAGACCAAGGATGAGCATGCCGCCCAGGAGCTGCACGACAGGCTCAAGCACGAAGCCTGGAGTGAGCGGGTTCTGAAGAAGGCAGTGCGCCGTACCTGGGAGGATGCGGCCGACAAGTGGCTGGCCGACCATGCGGGCAAGCGAAGCTACAAGGACGACGAGCGGTACGACGCGTTCTGGCGGCGGGAGTTCGCCGAGGTCGGTGTGAAGTATCTGGACGAGGTGACGCCTGATGTGGTCGCCGACATCCGGGACGAGGAAGTAGGTCGTCCGAAGCTGCGTGGCGATGGCGTGATCCAGCCCGCAACGGTCAACCGGCACCTGGCGTTTCTGCGCTCGGTGATGCTGGCGGCGGCGCGAGAGTGGTTGTGGATTCCGTCCTCACCCAAGTTCGTGCTGCTCGATGAGGCTGACTGGCGCATGCGGTTCCTCACGCCACCCGAGTTCGAGCGGTTGGCCAATGCGTTGCCAGAGCCGTACCGTGCGGCCTCGAGGTTCGCAGTGACCACGGGTTTGCGCAGGGCCAATGTGTTCGGCCTGACGTGGCGCAACCTGTCGGTGCAAGGCGGGCTGACGGTGGCGACGTTCGCGCAGCAAGTGATGAAGAACGGCCTGCCGTTTGCGATTCCCCTGTCACCGACCGCGCAGGCGGTGATCAAGGCGCAGATGGGCAAGCACCCGGAGCTGGTGTTCCCGAGGCCCGATGGGGGCAGGGTGTGCGACATCCCCCCGGGCATGTGGAAGAAGACGCTGGCTGAAGCGAAGCTGTCGGACCTGCGCTGGCACGATCTCAGGCACACCTGGGCGTCGTGGCTGCGGCAGTCGGGGGTGAGTCTGGACCGCTTGCAGGAGCTGGGCGGGTGGAAGTCGCAGGAGATGGTGCAGCGGTACGCCCATCTGAACGTCTCGCACCTTGCGCAGCATGCGTTTGTGATCGAGCAGATGCTCACGTCGCAGGCGCATTCGCCGAATCTTGGAATGGGCCTGGCTCGGCCGTTCCTCGAGGCGGTGGCCTGAAAGGAAAAGGGCACTGCACGTTTTTCGCACAGTGCCCTTGAGGGTCACGAGCACTTTGAAGGCAAGTGCTTGATTTTTATGGCTCCCCGACCTGGGCTCGAACCAGGGACCTGCGGATTAACAGCCGGTAAAGTCTGTGTTGAGGTAGGTAGCAGTGTGTAGCTGGGTGTAGTGGAATCAACCACTTACCGTACGAAGGCCGCTCTCCTTGTACATCCAGCTACCCTGCGCAACTACACGTTTTCAGCACAGTCAGCGGTAGCGCGAGGCTTTCTTGGCGACCGATTCGGGCTGCTTCACGAACTGCTTCCCGGCCCGGTTGCCAGATTCCTTGGCGCGGTTGGTCGCCGCCTTCTCGCTGGGGCTGAGAGCGTCCCACGCCTTCTCTGGCAGGTAGCGCTTCTTGCCTTCCGAGGGCTTGCCGTCAGACGTCTTCCACTTCTCGCCGGTCCACTTGGTCAGAGACTTCTGGGGTTCGGTCTTGCCGCCCTTGTAGCCCCCGCCAGCCTTCTCGTACTCAGCGGCCAGGAGCTGCGCCTTTCGGGCAGACCATTCGCCGGGGTCGCCGCCCTTGCCTCCGGCCATGATCTTGTTCTTGATCCGCTCTCGCAGCTCTGGTTTGGTGTAGCTCATAGAGTCCTCAGTCGTTGGCCAGCAGAACTTCACGCATCTGCGGGTTGGTTTGCAAGATGCGCTTGACGGCGTTGGCCACCACTTGCTTCTCGGCCTCGCGGCTGCGGTTGTACAGCTCGACCTTGCGCTCTTGCGGGATGTTGGCCGACTCGAGCTCGTTGCGCACCTTCCTGATCGAGCCCACCTGGTAGTCCGCCGCAGTGATGATCGCCTTGGCGACACCCAGGCTTGGGTACTCCTTGATGATCTCGGCCCGGTTGCCGGGGTTGATCGTGTAGTCGTCCACCTTCGTCTTGATGAAGGTCTCGGCGCGGCGCAGCATCCCGAAGTTGTAGCCCTCGGGAACCTTGGCGGTCAGGCGGTCAACGATCGGCAAGGCGGCGTCCTTCGTGTCGTAGCCCTGAGCCTTGCGTGCTGACCACGAGGCGAACTTGTACGTCTCGGCCGCGATACCAGGCAGGTAGCCGCCGACCAGGTAGTCGAAGGCACCAGGGTTCACGTCGATCAGGCCAGAGTTCACCTTGTCGCCGCCAGTGATGGCGTTCAGGCCACGGAAGACCGCGGTCGAGATCGGGCTTGCCGAGTCGAAGTTCATGTGCGAGTCGGCCCGCTTGCCGCCGCCGAACATCGAGGCTTCCTTGGCGATCGGTGCGCCGAACCGGTTCTCGTTGAGGACCAGGTCCAGCAGCGGAGACAGGACGGTCGGGGTGACAGCCTTCAGTACGCCAACACCAGTCGAGCTCGCATCCAGCATCGCGCCGCCCATTGGCGAGAACGACTCGAACGCAGTGCCAGCGATCCGCTTGATGGTGGTCGAGGGTGACTGTGAGCCAGCCCACAGCGTGTCGGCCATGAAGTTGCCTGCGGCGAAGAACACGTTCCAGCCGTATGGGATCGGGATCGCCATGCCAGGCATGTCAGGCCACAGCACGATCGAGGTGGCACGCTTGAACACCGGCACCTTGTCCAGCTTGTCGATGCCGTCGTCGTCCTCACCACCAAGGGCGCGAGCAATGATGTTGGCGATGAAGCCAGCGGAGGCCATGCCCAGGGCGATCTTGCCCATCGTCTTGGGGTTCTCTTTGGCCAGGCGGTACATTTTGTTCGTGCCCTGCACTGCGGGGTTGAAGAACAAGAACATGTTGCGCATGAACTTCGAGCTGCCGCGCATGTTGAAGTTCACCGTGATGTCGCCAGCAAAGCGTGCTGCTTCGACGGCTGAGTAGCCGTTGTCGCGCATGACCTTGAAGGCTGCGATCCGTGGGGCCATTTCCATCGGGACGTTGATGGACTCCACGAAGTCGGCCATCTTGCTCACGACGTCCTTGAACGAGCCAGGCTTGGCGGGGTTCATCAGGCGCTCGAGGTCAGCCACCTGGTTCTCGAGGCTGCGCAGGTTCAGGAAGCTGGTTGCGCCGCCCGCATCACGCATCTCGTTGTACGCATCGAGGACGTCCTGGTTGGCGCTGTGTCCACGCTTGCCATCGGTGGCGATGTGGAACGCCGCCTTGATGGCCTGGGGTTGCAGCTTGACCATCTGAGCCGCCATCTCGCGGGTGATACGACCCTCGGTCACGGCGTTGAAGTACAAGTTCTGCAAGTCGCGGGTGTAGTTGACCGCCGTCCAGGCAGGGTTCCATGTGGTCAGCATCTGACCCATGATCTGGTTGGCGCGGCCAGAGAAACGCTGGAAGGCGTTGGTCGCCTCGGGTGGCCAGACCATGCCGTTGATCGCCTCGGCAAACGAGCCTGGACCCTTCTGCTTGAACTCCATCGTGATGGGCTTGCCCTTCACATGCACGACCATGACGTCGCGGTTCTGGATGTAGCGCTCGTCTGTCGCCTCGGTGACCTGGCCGTTCTCATCCAGCTTACGCACGGTGGCCAGCTTGTTGACCACCACGAAGTCTGGGTCGTAGTTGATCTCGAACATGGCCAGCACCTTCTGCTTGACCTTGTTCTTCTCGGCGTGGATCACCGCAGCCTCGAAGGACTGGAGTGTGCGGATCAGGATGTCGGATGCGGCATCACCACGGCCCATTGCTCGGCGGTCCTTGCGGGTGCCGAACTTGGGACCACCGGCCAGGATGACCGGGTTGTCGAACTGGTCGATGTTCTCGTTCACGCCAGACAGGTTGACGTAGTAGTCGTACTGGCTGCGTGCCTTGAGCTCGTCCGTGCCGATCATGCCCGACTCGTACATCTCCTCGAGCTTCACGTTCGAGATGTCCTTGAGGACAGCCGTCATCTCGGCCAGCGTGTTGGCGTATGGCTGGTTCGACATGGCGTTCAGGATCGCGTCACCGTCAGCGGTGAAGATGCCGGAGCCGCCGTCTTGCTGGTTGGGGTTTACCTTGGCGATCTGAGCGTTACGCTCTGCCGCGTGGCGTGCGCCGAGGTAGGCATCGAGCAGACTCAAGTTGCCCAGGCGTGCGTCCTTGAGCTTCAGGCCAGGGAAGGCTTCGGCCAGCGTGGTGTCGCCACCCTCTTTGCCGAACTGCTCGACCAGCTTCATCAGCGGCTTCTCGAAGAACTTGCGGTACTTCTCCAGCTTCGCGCCAGTGCGTCGCTCGTACAAACCCTCGAGGTCTGGGCGAACGTCGTAGGCCTCGTTGATCTTGCCGCTGCGCTCCAAGTGGTTGACCACCTCGAACACGGGCGTGTACTCGTTCTGATACCAGATCGTGGCGTTGCGCTTGACCAGGTTCCAGGCTGTCTTCAAGCCCTCCTTGCTGGTGAAGTTGACGTCCTCTGCAAGGATGCGGAAGTCGGGAATCTTCGCCAGGTCCGAAGGAATCTTGTTGTCGATGTAGACGCCAGATCGAGTGCGGCGCTCGATGCGGCCGAGCTTGCGCATGGAGGCAACCACCTTGTCGTAGTCGGCCTCGATGGCGGTGTTGAAGCCCTTGCGCATGTCGTCGCCAGTGGCGGTGAAGACGGACCAGCGGTCCAGCACAGGGTTGTAGCGGGCGTACGCAACGGTCTTGCCACCCTTGGCCGAGAACAGCTCGTACGGGGTGCGTGTCGCCGCCAGACGCAGGTCATCAGGTGTGCCCTGCACAGGACGATCGCCACGGCGAACAGCCTGCTTGGCACCGCGCAGCAGGTACGCAACCTCGAACTCACCCTTGCTGGCCATCCAGTTGGCCACGCGCTCCATGCCGATCTTGCGCAGGCCAGCGATGACCTTGCCGATGTAGCCCTGGAAGACGCCAGAGTTCTTGCCCGAAGCCTGCATGTCTGACAGCACTTCGTCCACAGCCTCGAGGCGACCCATCGACTCCTCAGCCATACGCGCATCAGCGGCACGGCGAACGTCAGGGCTGGTCTTGTACAAGCGCTCGAGGTAGGCGTCGAAGTCAGCGCCCATGAAGGCACGCATGCCGTAGTGACCCTGCACTTCGTGGAACAGGGTGAACTCGGCATCAGCCAGAGACTCAGCGTGGTCGGTGAAGACGAACGCTTCGCCATTCAGGTACAAGCCCTTGGCGTACATGTTGTCGCCCAGCTTGGCCATGACCTTCTCGCGCAGATCGGCTGGCAGACTCTGGAGGTTTGGCACCACATGGATGTGGGGTGCTGACGCCCACTTGGCGGTGATCTTGCCCAGGTGCTCGGCAACGACAGCCGGGACCAGGTTGCCTTGGTAGAAACCCTTGCGGAAGCGGTACTGCTCGCCGCCAAGCAGAGAGCTGGGAACGTCCACTGGACGGACGCTGCGCTCACGGCGCTCAGCAGCAAGCTCACCCTGTGAGCCTTCTGTTTCGGTCTCGATGTCTGCGTCTTCATCGACAGGCGCAGTCAGGGACGCCATGCCCTCGACGTCAGCCTCGGTCACCAGGCCAGCGTTCTGGAGCTCCTCCAGAGATTGGTCGGTCTCGTAGGTCTGCTCGGCCAGGCCGCGATCACGATCGCCAGCCATGTCGACCGTCATGCCAAAGCCCTCGTCAGGCATGAACTTGGCACCGATGTTCGAGCGTGGTGGCTCAACCATCATGGCGTTCATGTAGACGCTGTCGATGTACTCGGCGGCAGCAGCTTCGGCGGCGGCTTGGCTCTCGAAGATTTCACCCGTCTCCATGTCGATGCCGCTGGTCATCAGGGAGCGGACCTTGGCGACCGCATCCAGCACGGACGGCAGTTCGTTCAGTTCGGAGTTGGCGACGGTGGCGTACAGGCGCTCGATGTCGGCAGGAGTGGTGCCAGGCACGCTGGTCAGAACCTGCTCGGCGTAGTCCATGTTGCGGATTTCGGCGAAGGCTGGAACCTTGGCCAGGATCACGGCTTCCTTGGCGATCGCGTCCTTCTTCTGCTGCACCCAGGAATCGAACGCAGCGCGGTCATCGGCCAGGCCTGTGAGGATTTCACCAGACAGGTCAGGGCGGCTGCGCAGTGCGAAGGCCACGTCC